TCATGGTTTTAGAATGATAGCTCCTGAGGACTGCCCCGACTCCAACGCTGTGTGCGCCAGCGATGCATCTTTCAAAGCGTAGCTGGCCCAGATACGAGGTTTGATAATCCCCGACTCTATAGCTGCCAACACATCCTGTGCCCGCTCTTGATATTCAGCCGCGCTGGCGGTGTGCGCTGCAAGCGATGGACGCGTCAGAAACAGCGAACCTTTAGCGTTAAGCGTTGACAACTCAACAGCCGAGGGCGCACCTGACGATGCCCCAAACGATACCATCAGTCCGCGTGGGCGTAGGCTATCCAAAGACGCCTCGAAGGAAGCACGTCCGATTGGGTCATAGACCACATCGACCTTTCTGCCTTGGGTAATACGACTGACCTCGGATGCCAGGCTGTTGGCGTCGAACACCAGTACCTCATCACAACCTGATGTCAGTGCTTTTTCAACACTGGCTTGTTTTGAAACTACACCGATCACTGTCGCCCCAAGGTGTTTGGCCCAGGGCACCATGATCTCTCCCAATCCTCCCGCCACACCATAAATCAGGACAGTTTTGCCGTGGGTTACTGGATAGGTGGTTTTTAGCAAGTACTGCGCTGTAATGCCTTTGAACATGACAGCGGCAGCATCATCGAAGGACAAGGTTTCGGGTATCTTCACCAGCCGCTCTGCCGGATAAAGTCGGGCGGATGCGTATGATCCTATAGGTCCGGTGGCATAAGCGACACGATCGCCAACCTGAACGTTACTGACACCTTCACCAATGATGACGACCCGTCCGGCTCCCTCTAATCCGAGAACGGATGGCAGCGCAACAGGCGTTACGCCCTTTCGTTGAGTCACGTCGAGGAAGTTGACCCCAATGGCCTCCTGTTCAATCCAAACCTCACCTGGCCCTGGCAATTGCTCATTCACTGGTTCCAGTTTCAGAACCTCAGGCGCGCCGAATTGGTTAAAACGGATAGCGGATATCATGGTCATTTTCTCCACAGTCAGAAGCTGTTTCCAAGGCCGATGCCGCCAGTGTGAGAACTTAACCTCAGATGAACAAGATGGGCTTAATGCAGAACATTAATGCATTAATTGCAGCAATAGCATCGTTAAATCAACTGCAGCGCAAGACGACGAGGGACGAACAGAGATGAAGGAAAAAAAGTAGCTGCTACGTGTGCGCAACGAGTCGATTCAATCGTTCAGGAGCGACCGCTTCTGGCCGGAAGCAGTCACATGACTGCAGCTCGTCGCCTCACCCTCGCCCACGTTACCCGGCCTAGATTACTGTACATACATACAGCTTCTGTACAGTGAATCTTTCCATGAATTTCGATCAAGCCAAATCTCTTCGGCTCCAGCAATGGCGCGCGACTCTCGACGACCAGGACTTTCGCGTGCAAAACCCGGAGGCACACCGGGAAACGCTTCATCAAATGGCTGCCGCCCTGCATACAGAGGGACTGATCGACCAGCTTGAGCAGTTCGATATGAACGAGATGGCAGACGCTGCCTACTGGCATTCTGTCGAGGAGCTGCAAAACTCGCCGGGCCAGTACCGAGGAGCGTCGACCTACGATGTCGTTCAGATCGACACCGGAAGGCTGCTTGGCAAAATCAACCGGTCGATCTTCAACTTCGAAAGCGACGAACCACGCGGCGCCTCCTTTACCTACGACGGCAAGGTTTACTCTGGCGCAGACGGTGTGCGACTTACCTTGGGACTTTCCCGGAAGATTGGGACAATCTCAGGCCTGATGCTGGAATTGAACGGGCGCCTGTATCTGCTGGTTGAAACCGAACGAGTCGTTCGCGGTGTTGATTACAAGCCAATGGATGATCCAGACGCTTACCGCGCTCTGGTTGATGTTGCGCAAGTCGCCCAGGAAGATCGCGACCTGCACGCTTTTGAAAAGGTGCGCCCTCACATCGAGTCGGCGGCTTTTTGCATGTGCCCCACCTGCCTCGATCGATTTGATGCGCGTGATGACTGCCCAACTTGCAACGGAAAAGGTTTTGTGACGAAGACAGCACCGGCAGGTCTACGCTGAAAGAACCATGCGAGGAACGGGCAATGTGTGGACGACTAACCCAGTACAGCGGCATTCACGACTTCGTGGCGGCGCTGAGCATGCCGAATGCCCTGATCAACACGACCGGAGAGCAGCCATTCGAGCGGTATAACGCCGCGCCGACCGCTCAACTCGCTCTCTTTCACCAAGAGGGCCAATTCCTCCACGCGGACATGGTTCGGTGGGGATGGCGACCGCACTGGGCGAAGGATCGCGCTGCGCCAATCAATGCCAGGGTCGAGAAAGTCGCCCACGGACCATTTTTTCGTGCGATCTGGCCGCACCGGGCGATCATCGCAATCAATAGCTGGTTCGAGTGGGTCGACGAAGGCGGGCCGAAGAAGCAGCCGTACCTGATCAGGCACCGGGATCAAACGCCGATTCTGTGTGCCGCCATTGGCCAATACCCGAATGAGGAGCACGGCCCGAGCGATCATGACGGTTTCGTGATCATTACTGCTGACAGCGCCGGCGGCATGGTCGACATCCATGATCGGCGGCCGGTGGCGTTATCGCCTGAACTCGCACGGGAATGGTTGGATCCGGCCACGCCGAAAGAACGCGCCGAGCAGATGGTCCTGCACCAGGGCGAGCCCACAGAGGTTTTCGAATGGTTCAAGGTTGACCGGGCGGTGGGGAACGTCCGGAATCAGGGTCCAGATCTGATAAAACCTGTCGATTGATCAACTGTGCGTCAGTGTTTTCAGGCGCTCCACCAAAGCGGCTTCGAAAATGATGTACAGCCTTTCAGCATCGCCGGAGCGCAAAGCCCCGCCGGTTTCCAGTCCAAGCACGAAGCCATCCGCCCGTGCTCCCGCCTTTACGGCGATAATCATCGAATCGGCCCGGACAATCTGCCCCAGCAGCCGATCCGCCTCTCTTTGCATCTTCTCGCTCAGCACCACGCCTTCCACATCAGCCACCTATTACCTTCACTACGACATCCAATAAATGACAGAAAGAACGACTGAAACCCAGATAATCGTCATCACAATTGAGTAGCCAGCCAGTTGCTTGTCCATGTGCCCGCATCATCCAGATCGAACGTAAATGATGGTTTACCGGTGTTCACCTCGCAACGATAGCGCCGAGCCATCACTCAGTGTACGAACGTAGGCTTGGCACGCCTGCAGCGCGATCAGTCCACGGTCGCCGGTGTCGGTGATGGCGACAATTCGTTGAGCATGCGCTGGGTCAAGTTGGGCGCGTACGGTTGCATGATCCACGCCGCCGGCGCCGGTGGTGGCTGGCACACGGCAGCCTTTGGCAGTGTCTGTTGCGTCGATGAGGACTGACAGCCGCAGATCAGAAGTGGCAAGGCGATCGCGCAGGCGATCTTGGTCACGTTGGGCATCGGTCATTTTCCTGAAGTGGGTTTGCTCGCTGGCCGCCAGCCGATGCTCGAGCGCCAGACGCTTGTCCTGCTCGGTCTGCTGTGCGGTCGCCGCGGTCAGAGTCAGTTGATTGAGGGTTTCGGCGTACAGCCGCGCCTGCTCGGCCAACTGCTTGTCGTAGCGCCAGCCCTGAACCTGCCAGGCGCTGCCGGCGCCGATCAGCACCAGCGCTATCACGCCCACCGTTTTCCACGGCACGACCATCACGGCACATCCTTGAAGAAGACGTGGCCGCCCAGTTTGAGCGTCTTCGTAGCCTTCGCCGCCCATGCCGGCGCCTTGATGCTGGTGGCGTAGTAGTGCGTGGCCCCGCCGGTGGGATCCGGCACCTTGCCGTCGATCACCTGGTCAGCAGCGATTCGACATTGCGACAGCTCGCGGAACGGGATCGCCTTCACGCCGATCAGAAACTGATAGTTCGGGTCAGTCTTGTTCCAGCAGCTGAACTGGTACGGCTTCTGGCAGACGCCGGCATAGCCCTCCCCCCACCACGAATTGGTCTTGCCATCGAAAACGCGGTTGCGGATTGTCCACGCTACGGCGATCTGGCCGGCAGTCCCTTCGCCACGGGCCTCGCCCCAAAGGGTGCGAGCGAGGATGTCTCGATCTTTTTCGGTTACAGGCATCAGTTTTCTCCAGGCAAAAAAATACCCGCTCGGCGGCGGGTGTTCTGTTTGTGCTCGACTCAGCTTTCGTCGGTAGATCGAGCCATGGGCGAGGCTTTGATATCGGGGATGAGAGGCTCCGCCGGCCATACCGGCGCGGTAGGCCAAGTAGCTTGGCTGGTGACCTTGCCCAGCGAAAACTTGTAGGTCTTCCAGGCTTTCAGGTTGATGAGCAACGCGGACTGCTCGGCTTCGTCTGCCTCGGTCGCCTCGCCGGCGTCGATGCCGTAGCCCAAAGTATCGATGCGATCCTGAATCCGCAGGATCTGCGTATTGGCTACAGCGTTTTTGGTGGCCAGCAACGCTTTCATCTGTGTGAGCTGGGCAGCCGCGGCGGTGGCCGCTTTCATCTGTGCCGTGATCAACAGGCTCCAATCCACGGCGCCAACGCTTTGCGGGTACTCGATCGGGGCCTGCGGTGCTGCGTTTTCACCCTCTACCGAAAGCGGCGCCGGGAACATCACCACACCATCTGGCACGTCTTGCAGCGGTACCGGGAATGCTTGCTCCGGGCTGTAGTTCCAAGGGTTCGGCAGCCATAACGTAAGCACCAGCTGGCCGTTGACGCGCTCCACATCGCCGGCGAACCACTCTGAGCCGATCGCCGCCCAAGGCAACGTGTCACCCTCCGCTACCCGGGAGAAGTCGAACGCCAGGCCATTGACCACAAGGGCATCACCTGCTCGAACCACCTGCAGGGTGTCATCCCGGCGCTGTGGCGAAAGTTTAATCATCATCAGAACCACCTCCCCACACAGAGAATTTTAGTATTGCCAAAGGTTTGAGCCGAAGCGCCGTTGCGGTAAACAAACCCAACGGTGTTGTTGCTGAGGGAGTAGCTGGTGGTGACGCCATAGGTGTCATTCGTCGAGTTGGGCACGGCCACAGCGATCACGAAGAAAACGTTGCTGCTGAAGTTGGCCGGCGTCCCATACGGGCCGAACGCCGCGTAAGTGTTGGCACCAATGCTCGCGCTGCCTGCAGGGTTCATAAAGCAAATAAGGGTGCCGTCCGCGAACTTCACATACTCGCCATTCGAGTTGGAACCGCGCTCGACAATCGAGCCCGTTGGCACGCCACCAGACTGTCCTACGAGTCCGAGAATCGCGGCAGGCGCGAGTTTTGTAGCGGTGCCGGTACTGTTCCCAGTGCCACCCTGCGCAATGGGTAATGCCGGCGGCAGCGTTTGAGGTGACCCGGTCGCGCCCAGCATGGCGTAGATCTCGTCCATATTTGACTGGGTCTTTGTAAAAGCACTGCGTGGCGTATCGCCGCCCACGCCCGTAGGAGCAGTGCCGAGATTGATCGTCTGCTTTGACATGGCTTTCCTTTATCGTTGATTTTCAGGCCAGTAACTTGGCGCAGAGAAATGGGCGGTGGCCCTGATCGGTCCAGGCGTTTGTCGCGAGGCTGTACATCATGATTCGGCCGCCGGAGTAATCGACGCCAAGGGCGCAGCCACCACCGGCAGAGTTGTTGTGGCAGTTCATCGCAAAAGGGTTGAGCGAAATGTACTCACCGACCCCAAGTGCCTTTGCGATCGACCATATAAAGCGCTGACCGACCGTAAGTATCTCTGACCCGACGTACGTCCAGTTGCCGGCGGCAAACGTCACCACCACCGCGGGTGCGCCACTGTCATAGACCAGTGTGCTGTTTTGATCCCAGAGGCGCATGCCATATACCGCCGTCCCCATCGAGGCCCACGCCGCGACGAAGTACTGCCCGCTAAGCGTGGCATTCACGTTCGAAGCTTTCATGGTGAAGCCCGTCCAGTTGCCGGGGCCGCCGGTGAACCAGACCGATATCGGCACCTGAATAGATCCGGTCTGATCCGGCCGGATGAACACTAGCGGCGGATCCGGACTGGTCACAGCCCTTGCAAAAACACCGGAAGCGTTTGTGGAGCCCGAGTACGAGCCCCTCGTTAAAACGCAGAGCCTTGGCGCCTCGGCGTCGATCTGAACAAACGAATTGTCGTTGATGCTTTGAAAGCCATAACTCATGTGGAATACCTGATGGCGTAAGCCTTGGCGACGATCCTTGTCTGGGCGGTAGACGCACTGGACGAAGGGTTCTTGGGTCTGACAACTACCTGCCCTACCGCGGTCGTGACAAACGGGTAGGACCTGAGGTTTCCAGATGAGTCTGACTCGGACAGCTGCACGTCCTGCGCCCTCGTCGGAATGATCATGAACACGCAGTTGGCGGGGTTGAAGCCTGGAATGTTGAGCGTGTAGCTGGGAACAGCCCCGCTGAAATCGATCACTCCCTGCCAAATCACCTGGTAGGTGAAGCTATTGGTGTCCATCGCAAGGTTGCCGTTCTCGTCCCAAACTCTTGCTCCATAAGTCATGCGTCGAGATCTCCCAGCTGTACCCGTTTGACGCCATTCTGGTCATAGACCTTGATCGCACGGTTGGTCATCGTCAGGCGGCCACCGCCCGGTGCCGGCCCGTTGAACTCCAGATTGCCGGCCTTATCCAAGCGCCAACCCACAAGTCCCGCGACGTAATTGTCCGACTGGATAAAAGAACCGATCTTTGCGTTACCGATCGATCCATCCTTGACCAGCAAGGTGTTGATGAATACCTGACCGTTTTCCACTGCAAACGGCACCGCAATCGCGCCGCCAGCGATGGTGTTTAAGACGCCAAATCGATCAGCACTCACCAAAAACTGACTCTGCAGACCCGCACCCGTGTTTTCGATGCCGAGCCCGATGCCGGCTGCAACGTATTGCCCACCGGCCGTTACCTGCATCTTCACCGACCACATCGTTGAGGCCTTGCCATCCAGCGTGGCCACTGCCTGACTCACCGTCTGAACGGTGGCGTTGGTCTTATTCACCTCTGCCCTTACGGTCTCGATACTCTTGGAAGTGGCAACCCCGTCCTCCAGGCGTGCGGACTGCTCCGACCAGACGCCGACGTAAACCTGATCGGAACCCGCAAAACCATCCATGTCGCCCGCGAGCGCGGGATTCACCTGCACATACACACCGTCGAGCTTGGATGCTTGCGCGGTGAGCTGGTCTTCCTGGTGCTCGATATCCAACGTGTTTTTCGAGACCTGAGCGGCCAGTGCATTGGCCTCCTCCAAGACCTGGCCAATGTCATCCCAGTAGGTAGGGTTCGGCGGTGGAGTGTTGACTGGAACTGCCTGCGCGGCCTGATACAAGCGTCGCCCCACTCGAACGGTGTCGCCTTTCAGGTAAGTTGACTCAGGGTCGTACTCGAGCGCGTCGGCAATGTTGTCGATCTGCTTTTGAAGGCCGGGGATCTTGTCGATCTCGCTGACAATGTCCTGCCCAAGCTCGGTACGGCCGATCCTCCCAGCCAGAGCTGCGAGGTAAGCCGAAACATCGTTCGAGGTCTGGGCCGGAACATAAAGAAAGGCGCTTTTCCCATAGGCGTTTGACGAGCGGATGAAGTAGTAATAGTTCGTCCAGAACCCCAGCCCATTGTGAGTGAACGTCAGGCCCTGCCCCAGATACTCGGCGTCGGCGGCCGTTGCCGTTGGCGAAGTGCTGAAAAAATACTCGTAGGTTCCTCCGTTCAGGCCGTTCTGCGAATTGCTTGGGATCAGTACGATGCTGTCGATCGAGGACTGCACCACACAGCTTTCCGGAATGGGCGGGCCGTTGATGCTGACGGTAATCGTTGCCTCACCGGAACGCGCCATAGGTCCGACTGCGGCCACGCTCATTGTGTAATTGCCAGATGGAAGGCCGTTGATGGCGATCTCCGTCGAGGTGGCCGGTACGTTGTGCGACTGCACCGCATTCGCGCCCTGCCGAACGATGACGATGTATTCCTTGACGATTCCGGTCGGAGGCAGCCACGACAGCACGCCCTGAGTTACCTCGGCGGTGGTGTCCTGCGTCCATGTCAGCGAGCTCGGCGTACCGAGACCGCCGGCCGGCAGATTGATAAAGCCAATCGGGTTGTAGGGCTGACCCACGGCGTCATCAAAAATTGCCGCCTCGTACTGTTTTACCTGGACGGTGCAGCCTTCGCTGTCGCCCATGGACCAGTCCGAAACGATGAACTCGCCAAGAATGTTCAGCGATGGCAAGTTGACCCGCACCACGCGACCCGGCCGGCAGTTGTAGCCGGCGAAGTTCATCGGAATGCTGATCGCGCCACCTGCGCGGCGCCGGCGCAACTCCATGTTCGCCAGGCGCTGGGCTTGGTATGGATCGGTGACGTAGGAGTAGGTCAGCGTTTCTGCTGCCTCGCCGCCGTCCTCTACGATCCATTCGGCGACACTGACCTCGGGATAGTCGGTTTCCGTCCACGACTGGGACGGGTCAATGAACGTGCCCCGGACGGTGTTGATTGCCGAGTCGTTGGTCGGCTCGGTGCTGCCGGTGACTGTGCCGATCACCATGTCCTCGGTGATCTCGAAGTCATACGGGCCGTAGTACGCGCCCGCCTGAAGCATCCATCGGCCGCCTACACGGATCAGGTGGCCACCGCAGGCAGCCTCAAGCTTCTGCAGCACGCCCGTGCGCTGCTCGTCCGCACCGATCACGCAACCGCTGCGATAGCGCTGGCTGGTCGAGCCATCAGCATTGGTCAGGGCCTCGTCGCACACGTTGGCCGCGCTGGCGAAGGTTTCGAACACGATCTCGTCGTCCGGTACGCCGCAACGCGCGCGCAGAAACCAGAGCAAGTGCAGCGCGGTATTGGCGCTGTAAACCGCGGTACCGGTGCGCGGGTCGTAAACATCGTTGCGTCCGCGCACCACGAAACGGGTATCCGGGATGCCGGAGGGGAATTTCTCTGCACTGTACTGCAGCGAAACCCGAACGAATGACAGGCCCCGGCCGATCTGGCTGTCCTTCCAGTCAGGGCAGTTGGCCTTCAGGAAAGCGTTCACCTGAGTCGGGTTGACCACCAACTCATAGGTCGCCTGCGCGCCGTAAATGCCGATTTCTTCCTCGCCCAGGTAAATGTTTTCAAGCGCGGTGATCGGGCCTTCGCACAAGACGTACACCAGGTGCAGCCACTCGCCCTCTCCCTGTGCCCCGGCCTGCTCCTGCGCCCAGACCAGCACGCCGCCGGTGGAAACGCGGCCAAGGATGAAGCGAACCGGTGCCTTCGACGATCGCACGGTTTGCGCCGACGGCTCGTTGTCGCGCAGTGGCGACTTGGTGTTCAGCTTTTCCTGCTGTTCCGATGCGTAGAAGGCCAGCGCCGCGCCAGCTACCGCGCCCCATGGGCCACCTTGGGCAAAACCAACAACCGCACCGACTACAACCGAGGCAAGTTTTCTGACGCCGCCGCTCATTCAACTCTCCACGCGGCCAATGGCTCGCATACGACACGGGCTGCGCCGTCATCGGTTGTTGCCCAATAATCGCCAGCCCACAAAACAGCCATGCTTCGGCCGCCGGGCGCGTCGTACAGCACCACATCACCGCGCTGGATGAACGTCAGCGGCACCCTTGCAAAATGGGCATCCCACGCCGCCTCAAGGCTGCCGTGCTGCTTTTTAAGCTGCCGCTTGGCGCCGGTTTCCGTGGTGTACTTGCCGCGATAGTTCTCGGCCGGATCAACGCCACAAATCGCCGCTGTGCAGTCCGCAGCAAACAGGCAGCAGTCAAATTCGCCCCATGAAAAAGGCCGCTCTTGGGCGGCCTTGATCACGTCGTTCAGACGGGTTGTCCAGTCTCGGTAGCGCATGGCTAACTTCCATAGGTGAATGTCGGTGCGTCCTTCTTCGAGCCCCAATAAATGGGCCACTCGGACATCTGAGCGATGGCATAGAAGAACCGGTCGCCGTCATGGCGCGCGCGGTGGTTTTCGTCGGTGAAGCGTTCGGTACCGGTGCGACTCCACTCAGCCATCCGGTCGACCACTGGCACAGTGATGCTGTTGCCGTCCTGGCCGTTGCCGGCGAACGAGAATTTGGCTGCGTCCATCCGGCCGGAAAACAGGATGTCCGCCGCGTAGTTGCCAGCCTCGTCGAACACCACGAACAGGACCTTGGCCATCCGGCCGCGGCAACCGCGTACGTTCGTCTCGGAGAGGATGTAGGCATCTAGGCCGCTGAGGGTCAGCTCGACCGACATCGGCGAACCGGAGTTGTCGCTTTCCTGCGACTGGCTGACCTGGCCAAAATTGCCAACGCCCTGATAGGTGATGCCGTCGACCACGAGGTCGCCTGTGCCGGTGTGTGCGAAGACCATGCCGTCGACAAAATCGAGCTGCACGGCGTACACCGGCATGAATCGGCCGGTAGCGATGATATTCACCACGTTCTGGCTGAACGGGAATGCTGAGGGCATCAGAAAGCCTCCCTGAATTGATAGCTGCCGTTCGCGACCACTGGGCGCACGGACATGGACCAGGTGTCAGAGGTCATCCGCATTTCCGAGTAGGGGTTGAGGTACTCGACGGCGGTACCGGCCGTGAGCGTCTTGCGGATCCGCTTGTTGAGCAGCACGGTCACCCTGCCCTGCGCATTTGCTGATGCAGGATCAGTGACCTCGAACATCTCACCGGCGATCGTGATGTAGTCGCCGGCGCTGAAAGCCGGGGCGTTCGCCGTTGCGCCGCCGATGACCATCGACCGCGCCTGAGCGTTACCGGTGACCACCGTCATTGCGCCGACGCTGTTCGTCCGGCGCCTGGTGAACGCCGGCAGGTTGAAGGTGCCCATCATGCCGTCCAGTCGCCCAAGGAACGCCGACAGCTCGCGCTCCTGGCCCCTCGTCAATAGTCCGAAGGTCAGCGTGCACTGCCAATAGGCACCCGGGTAGCCGATGATTTGCTGGGCGTTCGAGAGTGTCGAAGTGAACGCCCTGCTGTTGTTGACGATGCCCCACGTCATTTCTGACGGGCGCAACGAAGCTGGCCACGTGAGAGCCATGCGGTACTCCTTAAAGGCTTATCGCCGCGCGATCAGCTGGCGGATGGTTCCGTTTTGTTTCAGGTCGCGCACGACCAGCTCGTAGCCGCCCTTCGCCCCCTGCATCGCGGCCTCCTTGACCATGTTGACGGTGGCGTCATCTGGCGTGCCTTGAAAGCTGAAGCTTTGCTGGATGACTGGAGCAGCGGGAGACGCCGAGGAGATCGGCACGACATTGGACTTCGTAGTTACGGCAGCCGATCCGACGTAGCCGCCATCAGCGTACCCTTTCGAGTTCGCGTTCATGCGCTCGAGGAATTCCCGGGCGCCTGGCTGGCTGACCACATCCTTGCGCACCACGAACTCACCGCCGTGTACCACGCCCTTCGGCTCGAACTTGCCGCCGTCGCCGGTGTAACCACCATCGGAAAAACCGTACTTCGAGCTGTACCCGGCCGCCGATGCTCCCAGGTTCGACGATGTCGCCGCAGCAGATCCGGCAGCAAAACCATTGCCGGCAGCAGATGCACCAGCACCCGCCAGCCCGCTGAACAGCGTGCCGAAGATACCCACCGCCGCCTGACGCACTTGGATTCGGATCAGGTCGGCGATGATGCCGTCCGCCAGATCCTTGAACGACAGCTTCCCGGTCTTCACGAACTGGATGATGCCGTCTTCCATGTTGCTGAAGGCATTGGTGAACAGGTTGCGGGTTTGGCCGGCAACGTCGCGGGCCTGCTCGGAGTAGGTCTGAAACGCCGACGAAGCGCCGAGCGACCAGTCCGACTGGGCTTTGTCTACGTCCGAGTAATACTGCTGCTGCATCGCGAGGCGGGTTTGTAGTGCCGAGCGCAGGGCTTCGGTTTCCTGGCCGTAGAGGTTGTCGCTGATCCGCCCCTCGTTGTGCTGCTGCTCCAGCGCGTCCATCTGAGACTGGTACTGCTGCTGGATGTTGAGCTGCTCCTGCAGACGCTGCCGCTGCTGATCACCCATTCCCATGCCGGCCAGATTGTTGTCCAGCCCGGTCTGCGCCTTTGCCAATTGGCTGGCGAGGTTGGTCTGGAATGCGGCGAGCTTTTGCGTCTCGTCGGATGCGATCTTACGCAGCGCGTTTTCCTTTTCGAGCGCTGCGTTCTTCTTCAGTTGAGCGGTGATCAGCTCCTGATTGGCCAACAACGACTTCTGGTCGGCCGTCAGAGTCTGCTTGCCCTTGATGTCAGCGAGTTCCTGCTCCCACTTCACAAGCGCCTGGCCGGCGGCGCCGAGCTTGTCGACCTCACCCTTCTGCACGCCGATCAGTGAGGTCTGCTGCTGAAGGACGGCGTATTGCTGTTTGGCCTGATCGAGCGCCTTGATGCCGGCGTTTTCGGTGTAGGCCTTTTCCTTCGGCTGGCTCTTGTCGAATTTTGCCTGAATATCAGCCACGACCTTGTCGATCTCAGCCTGAGATCTGCCAGCCTCTACCCCAAGCCTTCTCGCGTCGGCGATGTCCTTCGCCAGCTTGGCCTGATCCCCCAGCTCTTTTTTGGCAAGCGCATTCCACTTGCTCTCGGCGGCAATGCGATCCTGATTCTGCCGAGTTGAAGCAGCATCTATTTCTGCTTTTGAGGCGGCCACATCACGCTGTTGTTTCAGTGATTTGAGCTGAGCTTCGATGAATTTTGTTGACTGGCTATCTGGACCTAGTTCATCGCTGAAGAGGTTTGACAGGAATCCACCCGATTTACGTCCCTCCAGCACCTTCTCCAGATTCGCAATTTCCTGATTCAGATCGGGAAACAGTGAGCTTTTGACGTTGGCATAGGCGTTACTGATCGCGGTGCCAATATCGTTCCAATTCCGCTCGATTTCCGAAAGCGACTCGCGATATTTTTTCAGCCGCTCTTGGGCATTTTGGTTCAACGACTCACTGAGCGAATCAAGCGCCTCCTGCTTTTTTCCCTGGTTGTCGAGCCCAACGATCACCTCGTACTGTGCAGATGTGAGCAGTCCATACTGAGCACTGATCTTTTCAGCCGCTTTGGTAGCGTTGTCGCCCATATCTCCGAAAGACTTGGCGATTTCGCCAGCACCTTTTCCAGCGAATGCAGATATCGACGCTGACGCCTCAGCCAGATTCTTGAACTGTACCTGGCTCAGGCCGCTGCTGGCTGCAAGGGCTAAAGCCGCGTCTTTGGCCTGGGATAGGTTGCCGGTAATGTTCGCGGCGTCTTTTGAGATCTTCCCAAGGCTTGCTGCGGTTTGACCGGAGTTCGCAGAGCCAGAAAACAGCGCTTTATTGAAAGCGCTGACTTCTTTCTCGGCATCGTAGTAGACAAGCGCCAAGCTGCCCGCTGCCGCAGCCGCTACAGTGAACGGATTCACAAGGCTCATCAGGTAGCCGCCCAATGCCTTCGCCGCAGGGCCTAGACCACCGAACATGTCCTTTAGCTGTCCGCCTTGCTGCAGCGCGACCATGGTGATCGGCTGCCCTGCGGCTATCGAGGTAAAAATATCAGTGACCTGGGCCGGCACGCCTCGCAGCGCGGCGGCCGTTTGCTTCGCAGTGTTACCCGTGCGGGTCATGGAATCGTTGAAGCGGGTTAGCTCGGTACGCGTCGCACTGATCTTCGACTGGTAATCGGAATAGGTTTCCAAATCCAAGTTGCCAGCTGCACGATGGCGAGCCAGTTCCTGCTCTTGCCGGTCCAGCTCACCAAGTTTTTTTGTCAGCGGATCGATTCGCCCGAGTAAGGATTCGATTTCATCACGCTCAGAGGCGAAGGATTTCGTCGCCTTATCGGCACTCTTGCCGGCACCCTCCATTCCGGTGCCTGCCTTGTCCATAGCTGGCTTGACGCGAAGTCCGGCGTTCTCGAGAGCCTCCAGAGCCTTGCGGGTGTCCGATGCTTTCTGCTCTGCATCTCGGCTATCAATCTCCAAAACCAAGCGTGACGTTTGAGCCATACCTTTTCTCCGGGCATAAAAAAACCCGCCGAAGCGGGTTATTTGTGCAGGCATTCAGCTCTGCAAGATTTTGGCCTTTTCAGCCTCGTACTCAGTTTCGGTAAGCAACCCCTTCTCTTTTAGGCTGCCGAGGCGCTCGATCTTCTGATACTTATCCTCGGCTGGCTCAGCTTCCGGACGAACCCTAATCGGCTCAATCGGTGCAATGGAAGATGCCGACCATGCGATGGAGACCACCCAACCTATAAGCGTCCAGCCGAGGAAGAGATTCAGCAGGAGAATCGAGTTGAAGTTCGGGTGCTTGCGGTGATAAGCGTTAAGCGTTGGCATGAAATAGATCATCCACACCACAAACAACAGAACCAGCATCCCAAGCGGCCCGGTATCGTTTTGCATGCCAAATCTCCCTGAAGTAATGGCAGCAATCTACCACCAACCGGAGGGCCTCGACAAAATCACTCTTCGTCGCCAGCCAAACACACCGCATCCAGCGCGAACATCACATCATCAATCTCATCGCGCGGCAGAGGTGACGGGTGCGACTCCAGCCAGTCGGAGATCTCCCGCGCCGAGAGCGGCAGCGGGAACGCCCCGGCCATGCCGGCGATGTACCGGCGGCCGCGAGACACGTTCCGGTACAGGTTGAGCAGGTATGCGGTGAGAGGGTCATTCTCGGGTTCGCCGGGAATCGCCATCTTCAGGCGCGAGTAGACCGCCCGGCGCTTTTCTCTTTCGCCGCCCCACTCTTGCTCCCACTCGAAGCGGGCAAGGGCTTTCCCACCGACTCAGCTCGCTCTTCGGCGGCATCGTTGGCAGCCAGCGCGCCTTCGCGCAGCACGAAGATGAAGAACTCGATGTTGTTTTCCAGCAGCTCGGCGGCGATCGCCGGGCTGTACTTGATCGGGCTGCCCTCGGCGTCCAGAACGCCATCCCAGTCCTTCACGATGAAGCTTGCCAGCAGCATCGAGTGGTTCTGGTGCTCGGTCTTCTCGCCGGCGACCACGCCCACCTGGCCCTCTTCAAACCGCGCATCGTTGCGCTGAATGCGGCGGCGCATGCGCTCCAGCGCGACCTGATACTCAGGGTTGTCGATGCCGGCCAGCAGCACCTTGGTGTCCTTGTCAAAGTTCGCCCAGCGCTCGCCGGTGACTGCCGGCTTCTTTTTGCCCAGTTGCAGAGCCATGGTAATTCCTCAACGCCGCGCCAATAAAAGGGCCGCCCCGGCCGGCGTGAATGCCGGGGTGGCCAAAGGTCGAGCTGGTTTATGCAGTGACGGTGATCGCCGCCGTGCTGGTTTTGGTGACGTCCGACACGCTGGTGGCGGTGATCGTCGCGGAGCCAGCGGAGACGCCGGTGACCAGGCCAGAAGAGCTGACAGTGGCAACGCTCGGCGCCGAACTGGTCCAAGCGACGTTTTGCGCGGCTTCGGCCGGCAATGCCGACGCAGTGAGCTGACGAGTCGCGGATACCGCGATGGAGGCGGTCGTAGGCGCCACCGATACGCTGGTCACCGGCACGAACGGAACGCGGGTGATGGTCGGGCTGACCTTGGCAACGGTGTAGTTCAGCGTCACCTCGATCAGGTCGCGCTTGCCACCATTCGGCAGTTCGCCGTCCACTTCCACCGCCGGGAAGTTGAAGGTGTACTTGTTGCCCAAGCTGTCGGTGATCGGGAATACGACGCCGATTGGCGCGCGGGTGAAGGTGTTCTTCCAGATCTCCCACGCCCGCTTCGACCAGGCGAGTGTGATGCTGCCGGTGATCGCTGCTTCGGTCGCAATGTGCGCACCCGGGCCGAGACTGTCAGAGCCGAGGCAGCGTTGCGTTTGCAGGCTGTTGTCGAGGTTGACGGTCATGGCCGACACGCAGGCCACGCCTTCCAGCGACTGGCCATTCACCAGGATCGTGCCGACGTTGTTGTTCGACAGGAACGGGGTGGTGGTCGGCGCATTCGGCGAAACGACAATCGGGGTGTCGCCGTCGGTGTAGTCCAGGCACGCCATGTTGAAGGTGGCGGTGATCTTGCCATCGGACGGGATGTCTAGCGCGAAGGTCGAAACGTGCGCGCCCTTGAAAACGCCGTAGACGCCGACGTCGTCGTAGCCCTTGGCGATGCTGAAGGTGTGGCGAGTGTCACCGACGCTCAGTACATTACCGGTCCAATTGCCATAGAACGCGGCCTCCAGCAGCTGATCGAACGAGCCGAACGAGAATTCCGCCGTCAGGTCGCCGCCGATATCGATACTGGTGGCCACCGAGCCTTGGCTCAGACGGGTGTCGGTGATCTCGTCACTGACTTGCGTGTTGACGGTCGGGGTCAGCGCGTTGCCAGTGAGGCGAAGCGTGTCCCAGGTGCCGGTCGGGGTAACGCCGGGCGTCAGCTCGGGGATGATGTGTGAAACGACTTTTGCGCCAGAGCTCATTGGAGCCTCCTATTCGCGGGCATAAAAAAACCCGCTCATGGCGGGACTGACTTGAGTGGAAAATATTTACGGCAACTGCATAATCAAACTTTTATCGCCGGGCTAGAAACAATGGAATGGACATTTGTACTGAGCGCAATTAGCAATCACCTACCGAGCGCTAACACCATAGCCGCTTTCGCGGGCGCAGGATCCGCCCTGGCTGCATTTCTAACAATTAGAAGAGCTGCGGCATCGAGAGAGAACGACCGCTTACTCGCTCATGCGGTCACCACGCTGGAGAGAGCCTTTAATGCATTAGTAGGTGATAGCCCGAGAGGAGCAAAACCTCCAGCTGACCGCCTAAACTGGTTGACCGCCGCTCGACTCATTGAGGATTACAAAATCGCAAAAAGACGACTTAGCGATTCGTTAATTCTTCAAGAGTGCGAGAGTCACGAAGAGCATTGGCGGCATCAATTCTTCCTCCGACTCATCAACTTGGCTGGTGGAATACCAGAGTATTACTCCAAGGCTAAAGGAGGCCCTATAGCACCAGTTTCAGCCGTGATTATTCACTCTTTTGCGGATTGGCCTACTGATCACGTCGACCCTTTGGGTCGATACGAAGACGCAGGATCAGTTGCTGAACAGCTCAGACTATCCGACGCTTGGCACGCACTTCGGCAATACTGCAATTTGATTTAGCCGGCGCGGAACCGGATGTTGACGTTGATTTGGTAGAACCCTTCGAACTCGCCGGCCACCACTTGGTTGGCTTCCATGCACTCAAGGTCGCCGGACATCCAGTAGGCGAAGTGCGCTTCAAGCGCGTCGGCCAGCTCGTTGATCGCCTTGGTGCCGGTGCGTTCGCGGGCAAAGCACTGGATGCTGATCTGCCCTGGCTTGCGGGTGTGCGGTCGGTCGGCCATGCCAGCCATGAAGGCCGAGGCGTACTGGATATTCAGCCGGCACCAGAGGCCGGTCGCCGGCGGCGTGAACACTTCCGGCTGGTTCGGGTAATCGATCCGCCCCTGATCAATGCCGGTGAAGGCCACCATGCGTGCGGTGATGAGCGCCCTGATTTGCTCGAAGGTCATGTGTAGGCCTCGGATACGCCGATGAAGGCAAGGTCGTAGACCCCCCCTGGAGCCTGCGTGGAGTGGCCAAGCTCCAGCATCTCGCCGTAAGGACTGTTGGTCTGGATATAGATCACGGGAAACTTGTCCGAGGCCTTGATGAGCATGCTGCCCTTGCTGATCGTTTCGCGGCCCGACGGGTCGATGTTGTCGGTCACGGTCATGTCCGGAGCGCCGATCGAGACCAGATGACTGCCTCGGAATGTGCCGCCGATGTACCCCTTCCCAGCCGCCTGCGCTTTGACGAAGTAGTTCTCTTCGCGCTCCCGCTTGGTCAGCTTCTTGAAGGACTTGCCACCGCTGCGCGCAGCGTTGCGTGCGTCGACGTTCGCGTCATAGGCATCAGCCAGCGCTACGTTCTTCGTGCGCAACGCCACGTTGGCCTGCCATAGGTCAGGGTTGCCGACCGGCGACCGGTTCACCACCTCGGTGAGCATGGCGGTCGCGATCACGCGCGCCATCTGAGTGATGTCCTCGCCTGCCTGGTCAGCGAATTCCGTGAGGCTATGGCTCCAGCCCGCTTTGTTGGCCATCAGACTTTCCTCAGCTGGATCTCGTAATGGGCGCCAGCCGGGTCGGTCTGGACGTTGATGACGTCAAAATCGTTGATCTTGTGGCCAATGTCCGGAACCCCGCCGATCGTTTCGTTGGTCAGCGCGATCAGCAGCTGGTCGGTGGCGCGGATGTTCACGCCGTCGACTTGGGCAATCTTGAAGGCGTCGAATACTCCCCGGCCTGTGTAGGCGGTGACAACAGGATCACCCGCCACTTCGTTGACCGGATCCCACGTTCCCGGCAGCGTCACACCGCCGCTGAATGGCTGCACGGCGTCCGCCAGATCAGTGTCGAAGGCCTCGGCCATATCCGCCTGGATCTCTTCATGTAGGCCCATGGGTCACCTGTACACGTTGAAGCTGAAGCCACTGGCGCGCCAAGGCGCGAGCAGCCCCAGCGCGAACTGGACACCGTCGGGCAGCGCGGTGGATTTTGTGGTGTCGATCGAGGCGAACGTCTTGCTGGTGGTCACCGATCCGGCTTTCACCGTCTTGGCCTCAAGCGAACCCTCGGTCTGCTGCTGGTACAACTTGCCCTCAGAGGCGACGACCGCCAGTTCGACGCCAGCCTGTTTCACCCCTTCAGGGATGGCGTCCATATCGACGCCAACGAGGTTGAGCGAGGTCAGATATGCGTTCGCCTGCAGCACGGCGCGGGCCTTCTTGTCGTCTGGCGCCCACGAAGGCCCGAGCTCAGCGTCAACGTCCGCCACAGTGATGTAGGTAGCCATCAGGCCTCCACTTGAATGAGTGGGGCCGAAGCCCCGGGTGTTACTGGTTGGCCTTCAACAGAGCGAGCAACTCAGGCTTCGAGTCGTTGACCTTGTAGGTCACGCCCTTGGCGTCGAGCTGTTCCTTGATCTGCACGACGGTAAGATCATCGAGAGCTGAGCCGTTGTTCTGCGATCCAGGAGTCAGCCGCGCGACTTCTGCACGGAGCGAATCAACTTCACCCAGCAGTTCATCGCGCTTGCTCTTCAGTGAGGCGATGCCTTCGTGAATAGAGGTCAATGCATCGAACAGGCGAATCGGCAGTTCGCCGGCGCCAGGATGTTCCAGTGGAGCGAGACCCTCGGCCGCTTCGATCAGCAGCACGATGCCGTCGCGCTCTGCATTCAACTTGCCGATCAGCTCCTGCAGCGCTGCGCCTTCAACACCGCTTTGGCCATCGATCACCAGAACTGTCGCGGGAGCAGCCTGTCGCAGTGTCACTTCAGGCACATCGAAAGCTTCACCCTCGCGGTCTTCGGTGACGTTCGCGTCGACGATGCGCAAGCCGCGCTCCTTGGCCAGCGCCTTTACGTTTTCCCGGTACTGGTGGAATGGACCGGGCAGATACCAGATTTTGTTGCTCATGATCATATCCTCGCGGAGCCGGGCACAAAGCCCGGCTCACCAGTCAGGGGTTACTTGGAGGCGTCACCGATCAGAGCAACACCGGCGGTGTGCTTGATGCTGGTGGCGGTCTTGTCCCAGTTGGTGCCGGTCGCCAGTTCGGCGTCGGTCGGAGACTTGCCGCCGGCGGTGGTGTCCCAGGTGTAACCCTTGAGGCCCAGGCCGAAGGTGTAGTCGGTCTGGAGAGTGGTTTCGATGCGCTCTTTGCCGTTGGTGGTCTGAACGTTGCTGATGATGTCGCGGCCGTCGTGCACCATCGCCGCACCTTGCACCAGCGACAGGACGATTTCTTTGTTCGGCGTACCGGCCTGCATGAGCGCCGGTGCGTCGGTGACAACCGAGATCTTGCCGAGGATGTCCACTACGCGGACGTTGCCGGCCTGGAACAGTTGTTCGCTGTTGGTGAGCGCTTGACCGACCAGCTTGTGGTAGGTGGTGCCCTGCATGATCTGGGTGACCAGCGACTGACTCGCATCGCCGAACTTCGCGTGGGCATTGTTCAGTGCAGCCTGGCTGATGCCAGCGGTTGCAGAGACGTCGTTGACGGCTGCCGCCTGAGCGGTGATCGCGGCAACCAGTGCGGCGATCGCCGTGTTCAACTGATCCTTCAGCAGGATCTCGGCGAACGCGCGCGAAGCGACTTCAATGCCCTGAGCGGTTGGTCGCTCCAGCCAGGTCATCTGCGATGGCTCGTAGCGGATCGGACCGAAGCCACCGGCCACCTTCACCGAGGAGTTTTTCAGCTCGGTCAGGTCGGTGATCGGCGCTGCACCGTTGGCGGCGTAGCGATCAACGCGGCGCTGGGCAGCAGCCAAGGTCTGGAAGAACGACTCCTGAAGGAAGTCGCCGGTGAAGCCGTCAGGCGACAGCAGGATGGCGCCACGGCTGGCAGCGTTGAACGCCACCAGCATCTGATCCAGCGTCTCGATGGTCGCCGGCATTACGTATTCGTTGAAGACCTGCATTTGCGACAGGGACATGAGTGATTTTCCTTATTTCTGAGGGAGGTCTGGGAACCGGCTCGCGATTGCGGCCTGTCGTTCCTCTTTGGTGCCGCCGATGTTTCCTTTTGCGGCCCCGCCGCCTTTCCCAGCACCGCCGGCCCCGCCGCCCGATGCCTTGCTACCAGCGATCAGCGGGCCAAAGGCCGGATCATTGGTGAATTCTGCTTTCAGCTCGTCCAGCGTTGCCGCCGAGAGCTTGCCGGCCGCGTCCAGCACGACGACGGTTGGTTTACCGTCTCGCTGCTCAACGCTGAGCCGGCGTTCGATGTGGGGAAGCAATGCCTTGGCACTGCCTGGGATGGCCAGAGTTGTCGCGATCTCGGTGGCGGTACGCCCCACGGTCAGATCCCGGATCTGGCCTTGAAGGGTGCTGTTGGTGCTTTCGAGCTGGCCGGTCAGCTCAGCTTCGCGGCGCGCGTACTTCTCGGACCAGGACTTTTCGAGTTCTTCCACGTTGCCGGATTTGCGCAGCGCTTCTTCTCGATCCAGTCGAGCCTGCTCTTCAGCAGCCTTGCGCTTGTCAGCCTCGGTTTTCTTCTCGTCCAGAAGCTCTTGGACTTTCGATTTAAGTCCGGAAACATCTTCCGGCTGCGGCAGCCCTTCAATGCCGAGGACGAACTTGCCGTCCTTCTCGACGTATAGGGCTTGGATGGATTCGTCGACGCCTTCGAGGCTATCCAGTTGGAATTTCAAGGTCATTGCTGTCTCCCAGAGACTTAGTGCAGGCCCTGCCTGCGGGCATAAAAAAGCCCCGTCATGGACGAGGCTGTGTGAATAAAAAGCGATGAGAGCGTCAGGTTTGTTGCTTGGAATTACTCTTCGGTGGCCTCTTTGCGAAGTTCATTTAAGAAATCGGCGTTCAATTCAGCTCTAAACTCTGCTGTAGCGGTACCCACCACAAGCAGCAATCCGTCGAAATTCTTGGTGCCGAGCTCATGCTCAACTTCGAAAGCAATAGACGGGAAAAATGACGCGTCGATCAACAGCCTCTTGGTTTCGCCGTACTCATAACGACCAATTATTCTGTCGTACCCAGATAACGGCGAACGATTAAGCAGCATTTGTTTTTTAGCATGCGGAGATCGGATAAAAATGCCTTTTATCACGGCAGGCTTTTCACCCGTAGATACGAGATCGATCGTAAAGTTGTCGCTGGTGAAGTACTGGCTGATTTCAACCTTAGCGGTGTTCTCCCTTCGTTGACGGTCGGCCAAGAAAAGAGCAACACCGGCAGCCGAAACCGAGCCAATACCGGATATCCAGTCCGCAAGACTTCCCATGTCGGGTACAAATTTCACGGTTGACGTCGGGTTCATATTAATTCCGGCGATCAGCCCTAGTAATCCACAAAGCACGCATGCGAACAGCGCACCAATTCCTAACATCCATTTCATGCGAACCAAGAGTCCAAAGTGATGGCAATTCACCACTCTAAAGTCCGGCGCGCTCGAACGCCAGCGGCTCGAGATCCTTCAGTTGCTGGAGAGTCAGCGTCTTGCCGTTGTCGTCGATGAACTTGTCGAGGGTCAGCTCGCCCTTGCTGAACAGCGCATACCGGTTCGGCCCGAGAATGTCGCGCTGAAACGCCGCAGGTTGCCGAGCCAGCCATTCCTGATAGCTGGTCTTGCTCGACACCAGAGTCACACCGTCAGGGCCGATTGAGGGCCGCGTCGAGCCTTTGATCTCGCGCTCGAACTCGTCCTTCAGCACCGGGATGAGCGTTGTGCGGCAGCCCCAGTGATACGGCGGCTTCGGCCCGTCCAGCGGGATCACCGTCTGGTCGACGCTCATGCAGAAGAGCGTGGTCTTCGAGTCCAAGGTAGCCACCCTGCACATTCCTGCGAGGATGTCGTCGTTCGCCTTCAGCGTCTCCACTCGCGCCGTGCTGGCGATGTGGTTGGTCATGGTGCGAACCAGTGCGCCGGCCTGATCCTGTTGCAACTGGTGAATACTGGTCAGGCGCCGGCTGATCTGCTGGCTCGTCTCGCCGAGGCTGGAACCGATCTGAATCTCGCCGATGATCTCGGCGGCCTTCTTGGTTCCGAATTGGTCGAGCGCACCACTGATGCTGATGCGCTGGATGCCCTTGCGTGCTTCGAGCTGCAGAGGATCAGCCAGGACGGCGGCGGAGATCATCTCGGCCGATGGCGTGTTGAGCTGAACAACCGCACGGACAACCTTTCCCAACATGGTCGCGTTGAACTGCGCCTCATACGTTGCGAACTCGCTGAGATCCAGCTGCGTGCGCCCTTTGAGGTCGTCGTAGATGCCCCGCAAGTCGCCCTGAAGCGTTTCAATCTGAGAGTTGTACCGACGCGTACCGTAAGCGCTCAGGCCTTCCGAAACGCGCTGCTTAGCGGTCTTGATGGCTTTGCTGATGAACGACGCCACACGCTTCAGGTTTCCGCCAGCATACCGCTGGACGTAAATCTGGTGCCGCGTGGCGGCGTCCTCAAGAAAGCCTTCATTACTCATCGTTCCCGCCTACCGGTGGCGCGCTGGCCAGCTCTTCGTCAATCTTGTCGTCGGTGCGATCAGCTTCAAGCACACCACCCTGACGCAGGTTTACCCGGACATCCGACTTCGCAATGAAGCCCTGCTGCCAGAGCTGCACCTGGGCAACGATGTCTTGCGCGGTCATCGTCTCGTCGAAGAACGACTGGTTGAGCCAGAACACCGTGCCCTTCTCGTCTGGCGCATCCATCATGAAGCGCTCAGCGTCGAGGATCGCTAGCTTCAGCGCCTCGGATACGTTGCCGGCGATAGTGCCCAGCACGCTGTTGTCCGAGCTGTACCGGATTCGAACAGCCTCCGCCGTCTCGGCGCCACTGCCCTTCTGAACGACGCGCGCACCGATCATCAGCATCTGCTCTTCCTTGTCCTTCATCAGGGTTCGGGCGAGCTGGGTTTCAGTGGCCTGCAGCATGACCGCAGATCCGGACTTTCCGAGGTTGTGTCCGCGCCGCGAGCCGATGTGCATGCCGTTCGGGTTCAGTTTCGCGAACTCGTCAGTCTCGATGCTGGTGGTGATGAACAGCGTTGGCTGGCTACTGATGAAGCCGCTCTCTTCCACCGTGGCGCTGTTGCCATAGTGCAGGATGTTGACGTCGGCCAGGTCTTCCAGCGGCGACTTATCGATACTGGCGTCGTTGTTCTGGGCGCCGTAGAAGCTGAACGGGATGTGATCGAAGGCCTGCCCAGATTTGTCGGTAGGCTGCGTATCAGTTGAGCCTTCCTCGCCCTCTTTGTAGACGCGCTGTACGTATTTCCCGTCAACCAGCAGCAGAACCCGGTTCTGCGTATACGTCTCGCGAGACAAATCGGAAGCGTTGAACTCAGACACGCATTCCCGCAGGTTCACGTACACCAGACGCTTCACACCATCGATCACCTGCTCATCCCAGTCGATGATCGATAGGGCGTCATAGTGATGGATCAGTGCTCGCTTGGTGGCCAGGTCAGCCATCGAGCTGACACCGCTTTCAGTGGCAACGGTCGGGAAATCGACCAGAAAGCCACCTCGGCCGCTGTCCAGGCACTCGCCAACCGACTCCTTCGATAGCTGCTCAAGGCTGGTTCCGTCGCCGCTGGCGTTCTCCTTCAGATACTCCACCGCGGTCGGCAGTGAGAGTTCGGCAGTCTTGCGGAACACCGCCCCCATCAGACCGGTGCGCGTGCGGCCGGTAATGTTCAGGAACATCGCCCGCTTTTTGTACTGCTTGTACCGCGCCAGGTTCTCCGGAGATTTGTTTTCCGGGTCTGGCATCGGCAGATATTCGTCGTGCTTGCGCACCTCTCGCGCACCGGCTACGCAGCGTTTCACCAGCTGCCAGCCAGGCAGGGCTTGTGCGTACTCTGCCCGGGGAGTGCTGAAATTCGCCATGGATGGCCTCAGAAGCTGAATGTGACAGGAATGTGCGTGACGGGCCGGACGATCGGGTAGTCGTGGTGTATGAAGTAGCCGCCTGCGTCGTTCGCGTGGTCGACGCCGGATTTCTTGTCTGGCTCGCCATTTGGCGCCCATACCTGCTGTTCCAAGCCGTCCGCATATGTTGGGCAGCGCAGCGGGTTGACCAGGTACCGACGCTCACCATTGGCGTTGCAGAACATCGCGTTCATGGCGTTGATGCGGTCTTTCACCGGCGGGTTTGCATCCGGCGCAATGACGCTGAATCCCGCTTGGCGCAGGATGGCAATGTCTGTCTCACTGGCATTTACCGACTTGCGAGATCCTCCCGAGGCATCCGGGTAAATCCTGATTTCGCAGGTTTTCTCGTAGTCCTTGCCGTTGTAGCGCCAGTAGCGCTCCTTGATGCGCCGGATCATGTCCGGGGTGTCGAAGCCGTCGATCATCTCGTCGACTGCCCGAGGCTTCCCGTCTGCGCGCTTGACGTGCGTGATCGCCGCCATCTTGCCGACGTTGAAGTCCATGCCGATGAACAGCGGCTCGCCTGGCTCCACTGCGTCGAAGCATCCATTCAGCTTCCGGTCGTAAGCGTGGTAGATCGAACCGGCATTCAGGTTGACGAACTGGCCGTTGAGGTAGGCCAGGATCAGCTGCGGCGGGTAAGACTCCATCAGGGATGGGATGTAATCGGGCGGCAGGTTCAACTCGTTGTCGAACGTGCTGGCCTGCACCAGGCCGTACATGCCTTGGAGCGAAGGCTTCTCGCGCAGCTGCTTCACGAACTGCTGGTATACGAACTTGAAGCCTTCCGGCGTTGTGGTCACGTCTACGCCGTTCTTGAGGCCCGGCTCGTTGTAGCGCATCCGGGCAATGATCTTGCGCCAGGCGTGCTCAGCCTTCAGTGCGGGCAGGACGTCCAACTCATCCACCAGCGCATGGCCGATCTTGAAACCCACAATCGTCTGCGGCTTCTCCATCGAACGGCAGATGGTCGTGCTGCGATACTGGCCGCCGCTGTAGAACTCGACTTCCTTGTCGCTCTCCTTAGTCTTGACCTTCAGGCCCCAGTCGAATGCCACCTCTTCAATCGTCGGGAAGAAGATGTCGCGGATCTGCGGGTAGGTCGGAGCGAAATACCCCGAGTTGATACGAGGCCATTCCCATACGTGCTTGCAGATGCCTGCGCAGCCTACCCACGTTTTCCCAGAACCAAACCCGGCGACAAAACCGCGAAACTTGTTCTCCATCTGGAGGAAGCGCGCCTGCGGGACGTTAAGCGTCGGCATCAGGCTTCCTCGCGTCCACCACGTCTACCTGCACTCGGGTGGGCGGCACGTTGTCGTGGGTGTTCTTGTTCTTGGTCTGGCGGTTGACGTAGATGTCGCCAACCTCTTTGGCCGCCTGCTCTAGTAGCTGAGCAGTGAGGGCCATGTTTTTCATGCTCTCGGCCTTCTCAGCCATCCGCCCCAATGCGCGAAGCCGATAAGCTCTATGGGCGATCGGGATGTCCGCAGTTTCGGCAGTGAATCGCTCTCGGCACGCATGGAACATGTCCGCCCAGCGCGCTGCCAGTCCACGTCCTGCGTACTTCGTTGGGTCGTGCCCCTCGCAGGTCTGGCGACTTACCTCTATGCCGAATTCTTTCTTGACAGCCTCCACCACCTGAGAAGGTGTATCGAAGCAGGCCAGAGCCTGAACAATGAAGGCTTTGACCTCGCTTCGTAGTGCTGCCATGTGAATTTCATCCGTCAGGACCTGTCAGGAATCAGGCCGACTTGAGCAGACAGGTTCCGCAGGCCCTCGATATGTTCAATTTCCCTACCTCGGCAGGATTGTTTGCAGCGTCCACCAGCTCTTGCACCTGAGCGCTTGCCCCATAGCGACGCACCACACCGACGAACTCTTCAACGTCGTGTCCGCGCATCTCAAGCTTGGGCAATCCTTCCTGGGTAAACTTGGGTGCGCCGTACTGATCGGTCGCTTGAGCGATGTGATAGAGCTCATGCTCGACCAGTGCGCAGAAGTCAGCGTCGGAACAGTCGGCGCAGTAATCGGCAGCCAGTGTGATGATGTAAGCCGGCACGTCGCCGAACCAATCCAGCATCTGTTGTTCCATGCGGGCTTTCTGCCAACCACCCGCGCGGAACGCTACCTGTTCGGCTTGACCGACCACCGTCCGCCCCTTCTTCGTGAAGGCGGCAGACGCCCACATGACTCTCACTTCCGCATCGATCAGATGGGCGTGGTCTTCGTTGTGGATGCTGCCGGTGTCGGCAAGGATCTCGGCTTGAAGCCACTCCCACACCTCAGGCGCAGGGATCAGGCGGATACCGAAGCTCGATAGCTCAGACAGGTCGAGCAACGACTCCGGCGGCATCGGCCTGTTCATAGCTCACCTTGCACTTGTAATGATGGCTGGATGCCGGTATTGATGGGATTCAACTCACAGCAAGGAAAGCAACATGTCCGAGAACTTCAAAAACCTTCTCCGCAATAACGGCCTCGCAGAAGGCTCAGCTTCGGCTAGGAGGGATGCGGCGGTATCTGCTGCCCTCACCCTTATCAACTCGAAAGTAGGAAACACTCCAGAGCGCGCTTCGATGCTCAAGGAGGAAATGGCTAACCTTTCTGACTACGCAGATAAAATCCAGGAAGCGCTTAAGGTCAAGTGATTGACTTCGCCGGAGTCCTGACTGGCTGCTTAGTGTCGCGACACAATTTGCACTATCGCGAAACGTGTTGCGACCTACTTGGATCGACGTTCGATCCCGCCCGGCGCCTTGTCACAGCGCAGGCAGTGTTCACAACTCAGCGTTCGGCAAAGCCAGGCTTTCACCCGCTGCCACCAGATGACCATAAAGATGTGGCGCATACCGGCCAAGGCCAGTGAGACGTGCAGCGTGATTCCGGCAGTGGTTGGGCCGATGATGAAAATGTTCTGGTTGCGGCTCATCACAACGAAACCGCTGATCGCGATCGCCGAATAGATCAGCTTGCCGATGACACCGTCTCGCACTCGGCCGCTCAGAACACACCAGGTCGCCCACAAGGCAATCAAGCCGCAAGCGATGGAGTTGATCAGTTCAAGACTCATGGTGGATTGCCTCCCCCGAACCGCTGGCGAATGAGCGCCCAGAGGTCAGCGGCTTTGATGGCCCGGTTGATGGCTGCGAGCAGCGATCCGCCGAAGGTGCCCAGCAGGAAGCCGACACCGGCAACGATGTTCGGCTCGGTCACGCCAAGGTACGCACTGACCATACCGGTCAGGTACAGGGCGCAAGCCACTCCAGTGGTGAGGAAGATCAGCCAGGCGCGCCAATCGGTCAGATCGTCCTTGTGCCACCAACTGGCGACGATGACGCCGAACAGGCCGGCGATCAGCAGATCCAATCTGTCGAGCAGGCGGTGCAAAGAATCCATGCGCTCGACTCCGTGGGTGCATGAGAAAATGGCCGTGGGCCATGTAGAATTCCCTCGTCATAAATCCAAGGACAAGGGTATGAAAACAACAATATCGCTAGCGCTGCTTGCATCACTCGGGCTTTCAGCAGCAGCTCAGGCCGCTGATTTTTCAAGCGTCGAAATCTGCAAGGCCGCAATCTCGGTGGAAATGGGTCGACCAACGAAGACGATGAAAACGAAGAGCTCCGGGGAAATCCCAGAAATCTCTTACCGCCGCCCGGATGGCGATGCTTTCCGATATCGCTGCCAAGTGTCAGACGACAGGGTTATCTGGTCAGCGTTCATGGATGACACCGGGGAGTGGGGCCGATGGAGAAATCGATATTCGGAGGGCGATGCCTCCACCACGTACTCCATCGAGAGCGGTGTGCTTACGATCAAGAACGATCAGTCGGGCGACCAAACTTTCAAAAAGAAGGATTTTTGAGACCCTGAATAGGTGCGCGCGTCTTTCCGCGCTGTCCGCCAAATACCTTCTCAACGTCGACGCCACATTGCATCGATCTCGCTGATCCAGTCTCGCGCCACCCTGAAGCAAATGGTGAGGTCAGGGTGCGCGGGCTGCCGGTGTTGATTCCGTACGTCGCACTATCCGGCTATCGACGTCCAGGCTTCCCGAAGGCTTTCCTGGCTACAGGTGAATTCGAGGCGTAAAAAAGCCCGCACTTGGCGGGCATCTGGTAGTTCGTGATTTTCAAGCGCCTGATTCGGGATCGCTCGCGGGCATGTTGCGGGGCTCCTTGGCGCCATTATGCGGCTCACTGCCAGACTCATTCGCAATACTGGAGCTACCAGCCCCAGGGTGCTCATTCGCAACTGAGTTGGCCGCGTCCACGTCGGACATATCTTCTTCAACAGGAGCGTCGTCATCCGGCGGCAACGGAACCTCAGGCGTATTCTTCAAAGGATCATGACCGGTCTCGTTGTCCGTCGTTCGCGTTACAGCCTGTTGCGATCTGTTGCCAGGTGCATTCTCGTCAATTTCCATGATGCCTCTCCATATTCATGCGCGGGGACCCGTGCTTAAACATGAGAAGCCATTCGGCATTACGAGTGCCAATCAGTGGACGAATGGCGGGCAATAAAAACCCGGCAGTTGGCCGGGTCTAAATATCTGTGTGCGTTTCGCGTTACTTGTGCACTATGGAAAAATTACCTCATAAACCCCAACATAGCAACATCTTTATGCCGCATCTTCAGCATTTTCATCAAAAATGACCTGCCATACGGGCTGCAAGGCCTGAACATCCACTTCTGAAATAGCTTCACGCAGGAAATTCCACACATCCTTCCAGTCGCGGTCCCACACTTTCGGCTCGATGCGCACTCCGTAAAGTTTGAGCATCCCCTCGGCGACGCGTGCCGGCCCCCACTGCTCCCCGCCATGAGCCTCGATCTTGTACGACTGCAGAGCGACGGTGATCATGCAATGAGCTTTCGCAGCCTTGGCATCTGTCAGCGCGGAGAAATCTACGTAATTCCAGATCAGTTTCTCGGCATTGAGCACGTGAACCATCGTCATGCACGGGTGATACATGTAGTGCCCGAGCTGCTGCACCTGGAACGGCAGCGTATCGATCGCGCGGAGCACTTTGCCGATGGTTGCCAAGTGCGCAGCCCGAGCAGTCGATCGTCCAACTGGCGTGCGACGCGTCTCGCTGATACTGATCCTTTCGCGCACAACCTGAATGCGCTCTTCCTTGTCTTCACCAAGCGCGGCGAATACCGCTTCATGCCGGCGCATACGGGCGCCCTTTTTCACCGGCGCAGACTCTGCCCGGCCAATGGCTGCAGCGCTGATCGACGCGTTCGATTCATGCTGAGCCTCAGTCCATACCTGCCTTGCGTTGATCAGCTTCATGCGGCTTCCCCTTTTCTCAGTTCTTTGGTCTTTGCCCGATATTCGGCCTTGATGGTTTTGATTTCTTCGACGGTGTACTTGCGGGGCTCATGAGGCCCCTCCAGCCAGGCCACGGTTTCGGCGCCGATGCGCAGCACCAGCCGGATGCGGTACTCGACTGCGTTGCCGGACAGGTTGCGGTTGCACTTCACGCACTGACGATGGATGTTCAGTGGCTCGAAACGCAGTTCCGGGCAGGCACCCACGGATCGGTAATGCCCAGCGTCCCAGCGGCTTCCGGTGATCAGGTCACTGTCGTTTGGCATTGAGTCGCAGCTGATGCACGGCAGGTGCGCGTCTCGCAGGCGGACGTATTCGTTCACCGCAGCCTGGGCTTCGCGCAGGTGATCAGCCCTGGTCTTCAGTTTCTCTTTGCGGACTTTGATCTCCCGGCGATCGCGCTGGGCGATCGCCTTCTTTGCCTTCTGCTCGTTCCGTGGTGCGTCCTTCAATGCGCAGGCTGGGCTGCACACTGCCTGACCCAAACGCTGAGGGACGAATGAGGCCCCGCAGGAGGCAACGCGGCATTTCTTCGGCTTGGGCGCCTTCTTTTCCTTGATGGCTACGCGCATCAGTACCGCCCTCCCCACTTGTCCTGCTCAGTCCAGCGCACGCCATGCTCGGCGCCGAAGGCGTGCATCAGCTCGAACAGATCGCTGAACCACTTCTGCGACTGCTTGCGGGTCGATACGGCCATCACCACGAAGCCACCGTCGAGGCCAGGCTCTGCGCGCTGCTTCTCCAGAGAGGCACTGAAAAGGCACTTCCAGTCTTCACTGGTCAGCTTCTTGCCGTGCCAGATGACTTGCTCGGATACGTCCTTGAGCATCGCCCACATCTTGCGGTTGCAGACGTCCGGGCGTTTCTCGTCCTTGATGACCACGATCTTGGGTTTGGTGAAGTCGGTGGCGTGCAGGGCACCCATGAGGCGGCTGATATCGCGCTGGCTGCGGATTGCGAACTCGGTCATGCCGCAACCTCCGTCGCCATAGCGTTCGTGTATTTCTCCACCAGGTGGGAACGCGAGACGAACGCATCGACGACGAATCCTCCGAGATCTATTGCGAGCGGATCTCCATTGCCCTGGCCGCGCGGCACGTAATATTTGCGATCCTCGCGGCCCTGAACCGGGTCAATCACGAAGTAACCCTCATCGGTCACCTCGATCAGGATCTGGTGATTGCCAGCCTCGATATTGAGCGAAGGCGCCGTGCAGAGATAAACGCCCTCGTCCGCCAGGGGCGGGTTGTCGACACTGAAAAATGCGGTGTATTTGATCCCGAGGAATTCGAGCATTTCGCGCATGGTCAGCTCGCCCTCGCGGTATGGCTTATGCAGCTCATCGATGACCTCGACAGCAGGTCGACCGGCGAGCATCGCGAGGCACGTTGAAACGCAACTCACCGGGCACGGTTGCATCTGTCGAACGATCAGTGGATTCATGGCTGCACCGCCTTGGCCGCGGAGACGGCGCCGGTGAATTCGTGAAGCTTCGCTATTCCTGCGCGAGCACCAAGCCTGTAGGCGTCGTAGAGTTCATCGCGAATACGCCCTCCGGGACCGTCGGCGTCGAACGCGTGACCTCCTGCCCAGCGATCCATGCAAGCACTCGCCTTGGCGCAGGTGGAACGCAGCGCCTCGTTCTCGGCCTTGAGCTGGTCGCGCTCGGCCCGAAGTTCGTCCGGGTCGCGCACAAGAAGCTGCCCACCCCCTGCGAACCGCACGTTCTCGGCCAACAGCTCAAGCGCCACTTCCTCCACGGTCTTCTCCCCGAGGAATTCTTGCAGGGCCTCGGTGTTGCGCCTCCACTCCGTGCAATTGGCCTTCCAGGCTGCAACCTCGCTCCACAGCAGGGACTGGAGTTTTTGTTTGTCGATGCTCATGTCCGTTTCTCCGTGTCCTTTCTGCAGAACTTGGCCAGCAGTTGCGCCCGTGCGGCGGCGCCAGTGGTTGGGACGCCCTGAGTGGCCAGCAGTCGCGCTTGGCGCTGGCTGGCGAACTCTTCGGCCAGTTCCAGTTCGCTTTTCTGGCTGTCGTGCCCGATGCCCGCGGCGATCCTCCCGTCCAGTGGCTGGTTGGTCTGTGCGCGGCGCAGGATCACTTCGTAGTTACGGTCGAATCTGGCTCGCAGGCCCTTGTCTTCCTGCTTTGCCGCTCGCAGGTCGAACAGCCCGGTCGCTTCCGCTGCGAGCTTCACCGCTTCGTGGCTGTAGGTGCCCATCAGCGCCTCAAGCCAGGCGTCGGCCGGCGCAGGCATGCCGAAATCTTCCGGGCTGGGCACGCACATGGCGATGAACTCACCAACGCTCGGCGCGAAAGGCTTCTTGAGCTTCCGGCACTTCTGAATACCGGACTCGATCTGCTCCAGGGAGCGAATACCAGCGTCGGCGAACTCCTTGATCCATTCGGCCTTGGCAGAGTCCAGTGCTTCGGTGGACGGCCACGCTTGACGCCATGCCGGGAAGATTCCACGCAGGCGACGGAACAGGTCATTCACCACCTCGGCCGTCTGTGGCGTGATTGGAAATTGCTGTTGGACTTCCACGGCAGGCAGGTTGCCCATGGTCGCCATCAATTGGTTGGCCGGTTTCATGGGTTCACCACAAGGCCTTCGGCCCAAGCGTTGCTGTCGAAGTCAGGCTCCGCAGACTGTCGTCGTGGCGGGAACTGGCGGACGTTGCTGGCTGTTGCGTTATCGCGCTTCACCCACTTCACCAGCAGGCTGACCCAAGACGCCTGCGTCTCAAACCGGCCGGAGGCCGAGTAGTGACATACGAAGGCCGCCGTGGCTTCGCTGGTGAAAGCGTCGACAGGAATTGCCATGCGCAGCGCGTAGGCCTTCAGCAGCTTCTGGTCAGGAACCCACTCAAGGGTCATCTCGGTCGGCGACTTTGGGTCGACCGAATTTTCCTCACCCGCGTGTAGAGTGTTGTGTTGATCTTCTCCTATTCCTTTCCCTTCCCTTCCGGGGTCAACCGGTAGACGATCAGTCGACGACTCCTCGGCGAATTGTTGGCGAATGCTCTCCGACTGGTCGTCGATTTCAGGTGGTGGGCCGGGGTATTTGAAGTTCTTTTTCTCGATCTTCTGGTGCTTCCAGCCACGGACGTGGAAATAGTTCTTCCCGTTCACCCAGTAGCTCTGGATCAATTCAGCACCCTCTAACTCACCCAGCAGTCCGCTGACTCCATCAGTGGTGATGTCGTCCCCCGGGAACACCAGGGCCTTGATTGTGCGAGGCGCCAGCGGATGGTTACCGCCGTCGTCGCAGAAGTTCCAGAGACCAATGAACAGCAGCCGAGCCATCGGGCGGCAGGACATGACCTGCTCGCTCGACCAGAACTCGGGCTTGACGGTGCGAATGCGAGCCATCACGCGGCCCCCTTGAGTGCTTTGTCGTGGGTAAACAGCCCGTTCCAGTTCTTCTTCATGGGCAATGCGCCGGCCAGGTAAAGGTCGTAGAGGCGCACGGCGCCCTTCTTGAGCAGTACCGGGGTGAAGGAAACGAACAGCTCTTTGCCGTGGGGAGTGACTTCGTGCTGATGCTCGGTCATGTATTTGTCGCGGGCGTAGGACGCCACACGGAAGCGCAAGCCGGATTTGCTCTCGTTGTAGAGCCAGTTGCGGCCTTCAAGGAATTTGCCCACCTGCATGACGTTGACCCCATTGAGGCCCTTGCAGAATTGGGTATGGGTCATCCCCTCCTTGAACAGGTTCTCCATGGAGTGGATTTTCGAGGCCTGGGCTTCAACTTGGATGCTGAGCTGGAGGCGCTGCTGCTCTGCCTCGAAAGCGAGCTGGATGAGATCCATGCGAGAGAGCTCGCGCGGCTGGGCGATCCGCCCTTCCAGCTCCTGCCAGCGGTCAACGAGGGCGGCGGTGAACTCAGGGCTGAGTTGAGCGACGACAATGAAGCTGTCTCGCTTGCCAATCAGATAGTGTCTTCCGGGGCGACCAAGATTTCCGGGGTTTTCCTCAATCTGAGGAAAAGTAATAACCTTATCCACCACCAGTGAATCGATAGTTCGCTTGACGTTGTCATGGCGCTTGCCGGTCAGATCGGCAATCTCGCGAGAAGACATCGTAGTGCGCGACACGTTTTCACCGTTGCCAAATTGTGTCGCGACACTGGCCGGGGTATTGATCGTTTGGTTTGATTGGTGCATGATTTGCTCCACAACGCGTTGTAAGAGAGCCGGGTCACTACCCCGGCTTTTTTTCGTCTCGAATTTGGCAGAGGCCCTCTGGATTACCCTTAAGAGTCCCTGCCAGAGGCCCTTTTTGGGGTCACCACTAACTGGAGGATTTTTGCCTTCCTCCGCCCTACTGCTGAAGTTGCTCCCTCAGCTACAGCCCCTTCCACGATCTGGTTGAGGCTTTCACCCAGGGTCAAACCGTTGGCCTCCATAAGCGCCAACACCTGTCGTCGAGCCTCCGGCGACAGCCTGTCGATGTCGAAATGCATTTAGGCCTCCATAGGCCCTTCAGCCCGCGATATCTTCTTGTTTGTCCTGCATCAGTTCCTCGATCACACCATTGGCCACAGCCCACTCGATGATTTCGTACAGATAGGTCGCATGCTGCATGCGGGTCTTCGTGGCGGCTTTGCGCAGAATCCGGTCAAGCACCGGTTCGAATCGAACCTTCACCGGGATGGCGCGCTTTTGGTTGGGATCCATGTACATGCTGTGATGCTCCTGGCTGTTGAAGTTGGTTATGCGGCGGATTTCTGGGACGGGAACGGACGCTGCTCTTGTGCCGACAAGCTGCCGTCATCTTCGAGGGTCACGTACACATCACGGCCTACGCGGATCGCCTTGCTGAGGGCGCCCTGCGTACAGCCGAGCAGCTGCGCGGCCTTGGTATGGCCGTGTTCTTTGGCAAATTCGGTGAGTGGGATTCGGCGCATTGCGGCGTCCTCTACGTAGATTTCGCCACAAGTATGACCGCCGGTATTGTTAACAGTCAATACCGGCGATATTGGTTAAGTAAATACCGTGGGTAATAACATCACTCAATGAAAAAAGATTCCCGACGGCTACCGCTATCAGACTGGCAGCTGCAAGACAGCGCCCGCCTGAAATCCCTTTTCCAAGCAAAACGTGGGGAGCTGAAGCTCACTCAAGAAAAACTCGCAGCCGAACTCGGTGATGGCGTTACCCAAGGCGCCGTCAGCCATTTCATGAATGGGCGTACCGCGCTCAGCGTCAACGCTGCGGTGGTTTTCGCGAAGGCGCTTCAAGTCCCTGTATCGGATATCAGTCCGACGCTTGCCGCTCAGATCGAGAAGATGGCCGCGTCGCTCCCGGATTTGCGCCCCTCCCCGCAAGGGGCGGAAGACATCCGCATTCCGCCAAGAAGCTTCGATCTTCGAAATGAGCCTGGCTATACAGGCGTGCTGCAGTTGACCGCGCGAGGATCCACTGGCGACGGCGACGACAATCCTCACGTCGAGATTCGTGGAGTCATGGCGTTCAAATCGTCCTGGCTGAGGGCGAACAACCTCAACCCACGACACTTGGACGTCATATATGCGAACGGTCACAGCATGGAGCCGACCATCAACGACGGCGATGTGCTGTTAGTGGATGAGTCAAAGATCGAGCCGAAAGACGGCCAGATCTTCGCCATGCAGAGCGCCAGTAAGGGCACAATCGTGAAGCGCCTGGTGAGGTCGGATATTGAGGGTTGGATCATCCGAAGCGACAACTCGGATAAGGCGCGCTACGGCGACGAGATTTTGCGAGACGGCGAAATAAACGAGGTACGGATCATCGGGCGCGTCGTCTGGCGCGGCGGGATGCTTTGAAAATACATCATGGTAATTATTGTTAATCTGCCAATCTGAAAGAGATTCCGTAATGACTGTCGAAAACGCAAAACCTAGAATAAATATAGGGAAAGTCGCGGAGTGGCTAAGTGAGCGCACCACCACCACCAAGTGCCCTTTTTGCGACTCCATAAATTGGTCAGCTGTCAACGGCCCTGGTTTCGTCGGATCTGCGCTGCCCTATGGTGATGGCAAAGGGGACATGTACATTGGTGGATACCCAGTCTTAGCTCTAGTGTGCAGAAAGTGTAACTTTGTCCGAAACATCGCTCTTACTAAGGACCTGCTAGAGCAAGTGCTTGAGGATACCCCAGTTGTTACAGAATGACGGGCTAGCAGTAAAAGCCGCAGACCTAAGACCGTGGCGCTCTAGAAGAGCTGCTTCGTCCCCAGATTGGACCGGGCTTGCTCTTAGCGACTCACCGTTAACCGACTTACCGGCCTATACTAAAAAAATGAACGACATGACACGCGACGAAATCAACTCGACCTTGTCCGCCATCGAAGAGCGGATGGATAAGCGTGTCGAGCGCATGGAGCGTGACACAGAGCGTAGGGCCGCAGATCTACATCGGGAAACGGCACTGCGCGACACTGCAATGCGGAATGAGCAAGTACTGCGCGACCGATCTCTGGACGACCGCTTGAATGGCTTTTTGGCTGCCCAAGCTGAGCGTGACAAGGCTCAATTGGAGCGTGATAAGCGATTTGAGATGCTCGCTGAGCGAGTGACAAAAGCTGCTGAGGGCGCCGAAGAGGCTGCCAAGCAGTCGGCGACTGTTAAGGCAAATTATTGGGCCGCCGTCGCTGTCCAGTTACTGGCCGTAGTAGCGATTCTAGTTGGCGCCTACTACGCGAACCAGGCGAACGTTTTTGGTGCAATGCAAACGACTATGTCGGCATACCAAGCTGGTAAGGACTCTTCTAAGACGGCAGAGGAACCATCGGCATCGCCACCTAAGTAACCGTCAAAGATCCATTGAGCCCGGCCCAGCGCCGGGCTTCTTACATCTGCCCTCCCCGATGGGGTCAACAGCCCGCCACTGAGCGGGCTTTTTCAAGCCTCTAGAAAAATACATGACCGGCGGTATTGACCGCACACAATACCGGAGGTATTGTTTGTCTATCGCAGCGACACACAGCCACTGCGAAGGGCCTCAAGAGACCCGCCGCTCTTTAACAGTCAGGAATCTTCGCGGATCGATCCCCGTAAACGGGCATAGCGCGAAACACAAACTTCGATCCCCATGCAGGCTCTGGAACCTGCCGGACTCCCCATATGGGAGGACGCCAAACCATGCAAGCCAGCCGGCGAAGAACACCGAACACGAAATGTGTGACGCCGGCCAGGTGGGGAAACCGCGGCGCCGCGCATGGGGCGGATAGCAAGACCACAGATTTACTGATGCCGCTTCCATGAGGCGGCATTGGAAATCAACGGAGGGCAACACAATGACCGAGGCAGCAGCAACAGAAACGAAATGCACGTACTGCGGTAAGCCAGCCGAAAAGGTGGTTCGCCGCAACATCCACGACCGAACCCGCGACCCATACACCAACCGTCAGGTGCTTCGCACTCGAGAGTTGCCGTTTTGCAGCGCTGAGCATGCAAGCAACTATCAAATGGGCTGCGAAGGCTGACCGGGCCTTTTCACTGATGCACCTGGTGACGGGTGCATTGGGAAAACAACCGGAGAGACGAAATGCCGAAATTCATCCTCGACTACATCTGGCTTTGCCGGGAATGCAGCCTTGATCGCCGCACCGTCGGCAACATGCACTCCATCGTGATTCCTGCGCTGCAGAGTCGCGCCGCTGAGATTCGCCGCGCGGCTGGTCTTTTTCCAGAGGGTTGCCCAGAGCTGGAGCAAGACGCCGAGTTGCTGGAATCGGCGGTCAGAGCAGGTCTCCAGCGCTGCGCACCACAACCAGCACAGCAAGAACTTTTCGCAGCATGAGATTTCACTGGCTGGCCTTGGCGACAGGGCCAGACGGGAAATCAACCGAGGGTAAGACGATGAACAAGGTTATTCACATAACCCTGCGCGGAGAGCTGCAGGTCTTCGCTGATGCCGACTTGAACGTCTGCATCCGCGAGGCGAACAGGCTCAACGCTGAGCGCGGGCTCACCAGTGGCGTGCGCGTTGTTGAGTGCGAAGACGGACATCGAATGACGGCCGCCGATTGCAAGGCTGCTGCCCGATCCTCTCTATGAGAGCGCATCGGGGTGTAATCTGAGGCCAAGCCTCGGGCGGCGGATGTGCCAACAGGTAGCCTTCCAGGGCTGCCCCATCCGCTCAATGCCGGTTGAGCCCCGGACAGATCACACCCCGATGCGGACGAAACTGCGGCCTATAACCGCCAACCTGCATCAAATCCCAGAATCGGTTGTTATCGAGCGCTGGCGAACTGAACACGGCCGTGGAACTCGGCGCCGGAGACGTTACCGGCAAGCAGATGCGGCGTTGAAAGCTGGGTTGAACGCTTCGGCGGCCCTAGAGAAACGCAGGTTAATAGGCGCCAGTTTTGCTGGTAGCTCCTCCGAGCGGTCGTCCCGGAAGGGTCCGCTCTCGCCGGATTCGCGCCCGGCTATCTGCACCCACCCTCCCCCTACACCACCCGAATGCACTCCCCTCCGCGCCCAACGGCAACCAGCGGAGCTGATGAGTGCATCCGAGCTTTGTTGGATCAATCACGGAGTTTTGCACGATGAGCAAACAGCAAGCAGTTCGAATTCTTCAGCAGCAGATGCACAGCCTTGCTGATGATGCTCGTCAAGAACAGCCGTCTCAGCGTTGCAACTGGATCAAGTGTGTCGACAGATTTCCCGACCTGCCAAAAGGCGGCGGCAAGCACCACGTCATCGCTTACACGCCCGCGAAGCAGGCGCAGCGATTTGCGAACGGATCGCGCTTCCTTTACTGGAACGGCATCGACTGGCGCTACCCGGACGGGTCTCGGTTCGAGCATCGCGTCACGCACTGGCAGCCCTTCATCACTTCGCCCACCGACTGACTCGTGATCTGGAGGCGATTATGGCCGACGAACTTGTAGCTCATGTTTGCAAGATCTGTGGCAGCGCCTGGCCGAAACGGAAGAAGGCAAAGCTGCACGTAACCCTTAAGCACTTCGACCGCGTCACCGCCCAGCACGGGCCGGGGCAGCATGTCTCTTACCTATGGCTGGAACTTGAACGCTGGAGGCACCCATGAACGCAGCACTGAAGATTTGTCAGGCCATGTACGACGCGCAGTTGCCTCCGGCGGTGAGCGAGCCAGACGATCAGCGGGAATGGCTGGAAAGCGCCGCTGAACAACTGGTATGCGGCTCGGATGTTGAATGGAAGCGCCGGCTTGGCCCGGTGCGGAAGGTGACGTCGGCGGAGTACGCCGAACACCTGCAGCACCACCTGAATCAGCGGCAGATCGACGGGCTCGATGACCGCGACTCGTTCGCCAACTTGGTGCTGGCCGTTGTGGTTGGAAGTTCGGCCGAGGCGCTGACGCACGCCAAGCACCTGCTGGGCAGTAACAGCCCGGTCACACAGCTTGAGGCGATCGCCGCCAACTTCCTCCGCCCTCACGCCGCCGATGCGGTGATCGCCGAGCGCGAAGCGGCAGAAGACGACGTGGACAGCGATCTATGAGCGCTCACATCGCCATCGATAAGGCTCTGGAGGCTGCTGAGCACGCCGGCGCCCGCCAGATAGACGAAACCCTGGCCGAGGGGCTGATCATCCAGCACTTCACGGCCAACGCCATCACCGCAGAAGAATTCAAACACTACAGCGCCCGCCTGCTGAAGATCAGTCGGCAGCGCAAGGAGCTGGCAGCATGACCACGCCAATCGTGACAACGCTGGTTGATGAGCAACTGGCGGACATCGAGCGCAAGATCGCCGTCCTCGGCTTCGGCCTCCCTTTCAATGAGGTGATCGGACGCAAGCGCGAGGATCTGGTCGACAACCTCCCGCAGCGTCTGTCTGTGACCATGAAAGGCGGACGCATCGCCGTGAGGGCGCGGCCATGAATCTCGTCTACTGGATTCTCGTCGTGGTTCTGGTGGTAGGCGCAGGCGCCCTCAAGGTCGTCAACAGCGAGCCTGGCACCTGCCAAGTTCCAAAATCGACCACCTACAAGGTGTTCCAGTGACCAGTCGCCAATGGGCGCGCCGCCTGATCATCTGGCGCGGTGCGTTCTCTTCCCTCGGCGTTTTCACCTTCCTGATGCTGCTAAGCGCCCTCGCCGATCGCATCACCTCCTGACTTTCAACTTCAAGCGCTGCGCAGGTCGCGGCCAAGGATTTCCCGTGTCCGCAAATACCGAATTGGCCGCAGTGCCGCCAGCAGAAACAGCCCTCGCTGTCTACAGCAAGCCTAACGGGCTTGACCCATGGCTTGATCAGGTGCGTGCAAAGGTCGACGAGTTCAAGAAGGTGCTGCCCAACCTCAAGACTCGAAAAGGTCGCGACGCTTACGCATCGATGGCGCACTCGATCGCCAAATCGAAAACAGCGCTTGAGGCAGTTGGGAAAGAGATTTCCGCAAAGCAAAAGGAAATTCCCAAGCTGATCGACGCCGAACGGAAACGTGTTTGGGACACCCTTGAAGCCTGGCAGAAGGAAGTCAGAAAGCCTCTGGATGACTGGCAAGCGGCCGAAGATGCTCGGATCGACAAGCACAACGACGCGATCCAGCGCATCAAGGATCTCGCCATCTTCGAGGAGACGCCAGCGTCCGGCCACTTGGCCAACATCATCGCCGACCTGGAGCTGCTCGAAATCGGCGAAAGCTGGGAAGAGTTCTTGGCCGATGCCGCCCAGGCGAAAGACCAGACGTTGATCAAGCTGCGCACCCTGCACACCGAGCGGACGAGGTACGAAGCCGAGCAGACCGAACTGGTCCGCCTTCGTGAAGAGAAAGAGGCTCGCGAAAAGAAAGACCGTGATGACCAGATCGCCCGGGAAGCTGCCGAGAACGCAACGCGGGAAGCTGAAGAAAAGGCCCAGCGTGAGCGTGACGCTGAAGCTCAGCGCGTCCGTGACCAGCAGGAGGCTGCCGTGAAGCGCGAAAACGACCTGAAGCTGCAGGCCGCCGAGCTCGAACGCCTGGCCGAGCATGCAAAGCGCGAAAAGATTGAAGCTGAGCAGAAGGCTGAGCACGACAGGCTGGCAGCCTTAGAGCGGGAAAAAAAGGCCGTAGAGCAGGCCCGACTGGATGAGATCGCCCGGCAACAGGCAGCGGCCGACGAGATCCTGCGCCAGCAGCGAGAGCGCGAAGCCGATCAGGCCCACAAGGTCAAGATCATGGGCGCAGCGAAAGAAGCTCTGATGTCGATGAACATCACCGAAGAGCTGGCCAAGGCCATAGTTCTGAAAATCGCGCGCCGGGAAATCCCGAACATCACCATTCATTTCTGAGGAGGCTGCCATGTCCACTGAAATCATCATGCCGGAGCAGCGCCGGCAAGCCGTCGTGCCGATCTCGACGGACAACAGCATCATGGCGGTCATCAGCCGCGCCGCCGCCGATCCGACCTGCGATATCGAAAAGATGGAGCGCCTGCTCGCCATGCATGAGCGCATGCAGGCCAAGACCGCCGAGCAGGAATTCAACGCGGCCATGGCTGAGATGCAGTGCAACATCCCGACCGTGTTCGAGGGTGCGGTGAATCTGCACACTGGCAACTCTTACGCCACGCTCGATCACATCACGCACACATTGAAGCCGATCATGCAGGAGCACGGCTTCGCCATCACCTTCAAGGTTGAAACCGAGGACAAGGTGATCAAGGTCACCGGCATCCTCATGCACCGCGGTGGCCACCGCGAACAAACCACCATGACTTTGCCGGTCGATATCGGCAAGGGACGAAACGAAGTTCAGGCGGTCGGCTCGTCCACCACGTACGGCAAGCGCTACGTGATGTGCGCGCTGCTCAACATCACCACCGGCGAAGCCCGCGACGATGACGGGCAATCAGCCGATGGCTCAGATACGGACGACATGCGCGCCCAGGTCGTCGCCGACATCCTTGAGCGTGTCGGGCAAACCACAACGCCTGAAGAACTGAAAGACGTCTGGCAGGCGAGCCTGAAAGTTCTGCAAGCGTCAGGCGACACCAACGGGTATTCCACCGTGAAGACCGCCGTCACCGTCCATAAAGCCAAACTGGAGGCGCCTCAATGATCGTCCTCAACTGCACGCAGGGCTCCGCTGAATGGCTGCAAGGCCGCGCCGGAGTCATCACCGCCAGCATGTTCAGCACCGCCCGTTCCAAGGTGAACGGCCTCACCGCCCAGCAGCGGACGTATGTCGAAGCAATTCTGGCCGGCCACAGCGAAAGCAAAGCCCGCGACCTCGCCGGCTATAAGGCCGGGCCGAAGGCAGAAGTTGTCCAGCGCGCTCTGGATGGCGAGAAGGTCGGGGAGCCATCGAACGCCGCACTCACCTACGCCTTCGAACTGGCCGTTGAACGGATAGGTGGCGCGCCGCTGGATGGCGGCTTCGAAACGTGGCAGATGCGCCGTGGCCACGAACTCGAACCCGAAGCACGGATGGAACACGAAATCCAGACAGGCCTGATCGTTACCCAGGTCGGGCTGGTGAAAACGGATGACGGTGCGTTTGGCGCCAGCGCGGATGGGTTCATCGGTGAGGATGGTGGCAGCGAGTACAAGTGCTTCCTCTCTCCCGAAAAGCTCCGGGCCTTCCACATCGACAACGATGCCAGCGATGTCATCGACCAGGTGCAGGGCTGCATGTGGATCACTGGCCGCAAATGGTGGCACATCGGGATGTACTGCCCTCTTCTCAAGCCAGTCGGCCGCCAGCTGTGGCTGCAAGAGTTCAAGCGCGACGACGACTACATCGAACAGCTCGAAGAAGACCTCTGGCAGTTCAAGCTGCTGGTGGACGGATACGAGACGAAACTGCGGAGCAAGGCAGCATGATCAGCAACCACCTCAACCTGGTGGAGCAGCACCGGCCGGAAGCTGAGGCGTTCTCTGAACGGGTCGCGCAGTACCTGGCCGCTGGCGGGCGGATCGATCAACTGAAAAGCCCGCCACACAATCCGCTGCCGCCGCTCCGTTCCAATAAAATAGACCCTGAAACGGTCCTCAAGCGGCGGCCAAAGCCGATATCGGCCGCTGACCGAAAGGCGCAGCGCAAGATGGCGGACTCGCTATGAGCAAGCGCAAACCATGCAATCGTCGGGTGCAGATCGAGCGCAGCATGCGTGCCTTGGTCAATACCCACCACGCAGCTGTGATCAACATCGATCCAAGCGGCCTTCAGGTCATGATCAACTGGAAGAACGGCAAGCAGATCCTTTCGAGAGCGGTTTCCGACGCGCTCTGCGATGTCGCGCACCGCTGGACGATCTACATCGCGGGCATCTGCGTTCGTCAGGACGGCGCCCAATACATCAAGTCGATCGACATCAAGCCCGACGGCGTGCACCTGGTGGAAAGGCTCTCGGATGTCCTTGAGCATTTCTACGAAGAGGTGAAGGCCGACTGCAACCCCAATCACCGCGTCGGCATGGGCTGGCTGGCCGTGCCCGGTGACACGCCGGTGCCCGAAGCGCGGCTGTCAGCACTGCTGGCTTCGGTCGGCGCCTGGCACCAGGTGAAGGTTGCAGCGTGAGACGAAACATCAACCGGGCGGCCACGCGCCGCCGACAGACCTGGCTGGACTTGTCGGCCAGCGGAATTGAAGAGGTAGGCCATGGCCAAGAGCAATGCGGAATTGCAGAAGGACAAGCGCGCCAAGGAGAAGGCGTTGCTCGAGCGGATCGGCGCCGAGAAGCGATCGCTGATTGTTTCGAAAGCCCTCGATGACGCCCTGCTGGTTCTCGGCGAGCGCCACAGCTTCGAGGAATGGCAGGAGACGGTGTCGACGTTCATCATCAATCTCGCCGGCGCGCCAGCTGAAGAATCGGCGCGCTTCGCCAGCATGTCGCGACCGGAAATTGTAGTTAAGGAAAAGTGGTCGCGGCAGCTTGAGGCGTTCGCCGCGACTGGCGTTGAGTCTTGAACTGAGTTGCCTAGTGTTCCGCTCCTTTTGACCCGACTGAAACGATGTAGCTGGTATTCACGTCAGCAGTCACTACATTTACAAAAACATGCCTCATATCACCCGGGTCGTCTGAGAATATTGCGATCCGCGCACCGTGCTGATCTTGAAAATACTTTCGGTGAGCAGGAATTGTCACTGCAATTCGATACTCATTTTCGACGCTATAGATATCGCGCTTGTAGAACAGCACAGACATCAGATCTGGAACAGGGCTTTCCATGATGGGTGGGTAGTAGCTTACGTCTTGATGAATAACTTCAACTCCTTCGAGGATAGAAAAAGCAGCCTTCAGTATTTCTACAAGGTGCAACACATCTACCTCAATGCAGGTATCAGCCTTGAATCGCTCAAAAAGTTCTGGGTCATTTCTTTTGCCACTAAGGCAAACACAAAAACAGCGGGACGGACTAAGGGTCATGACCGGGTTTGCGGTCATATCTTGGGGATTTAGTTTGCGACCGTTAACACTGAAAGTTACTTGATCCTTGTCGTAGACAAACTCCTTGGCGAGCTCATTGTCTCGCATCTGATCGTTTTCCATTATCGAGTAATAAGCGATGTCACTCAGTCGCAGGCCCTGCTTTCCTTCGATCCAATCCTTCAGATACTGCTTTTTACCATAGAGATATTTGTTCACAGGCAGCTCCCGAGCCCCAATACCGGCCCCATGCCGGGCCGAACACAAATACCCCACTTCTACGAATCACGCCAGCCGGCGATGAACAATCCATCCGATTTATTGTGCCCGATAGGGTATCTCCGATTTAACAACCGGGATCTCATGCTCAACACTTCCACCATTAGCCACAAAGTCTTGCAGTAGTGAAGACACAAGTGCAATCATCGATATATACGCGAGTTCTTGATCTCTCATCGGGCCTATGTGAATCGCCTTAACAGATTCCATGGAGAAGCTTGCAGTGGTGTAAGGAACTAGAATGCTTCCCCTTTGACGAAACCTCAAATTCTTGTGCGGAATTTCCAAATCGATCACACACCTGACTTCTTTCTCTTCATAAAAGCTTTTGTTTTTAAATATTGATGCCGTTCTGATCAGGCTTGACAGATGATCAATCGAGTCCGGGCCCGCCAACCCATCGTATAGTTTGAAATCAGCAGCTAGCCCCTCTATAGCTTGGGAAACCATGTCCTCAGCAATTTCAATCTTGTCGGCAACATCGTAAACACAGTCAAATAAATCTAAATCAGAGTGAAGTAACTCCCTATCAAACTCAATAGCGTAGCCGCCGTAAGCACGCCACTGGCTAAGTTGGTTTCCCGCAGAACTGAATGAACAAACGAAAGTCGGCTCATCATCAATCCATATAGAAATATGATCATCAAATGATGATGTTAGTTGTGAAATTGATTCTTCATGATATTGATCACGCCCACTGGATATTTCATGAAACTTGCGAAGCGCGTCGGAGATATAGACAACACCGTCATTCAGTTCTTGAGCATCGTTTAAGAATCTCAAATCCGTTAGCCAAAGCTCACGATTCTCCAAGATGGCCTTTATGGCGCCGACATCCGTGTAATGGAAAAGACTCTCCGACATTTTCTAAACCCCCATGTTTTGACGTGCAATATAGCCGAGGAATCCCTATGCCCACAGAAAACAAACCGGCCGAGCCACTGAAGGTTGAGCGCTCGACCGTCACGAAGCTGGTGATCACCGGCGCGCCTAACCTCGACCCGATCACCGTGTTTCTCGAAGATTTGGAGCCGCGCAAAGGCAAGATCACCATCAGCTGCTACGCCAAGAGCTGGCACGCCTACTGGGGTGGGATGTGGGACGGTCTCACCATCGCTCAGTTCTTCTGCCGCCTCGATGAGCACTACATCATCGGCTATTTCTCGCCAAGCCTCGGATCCATGAGGTTCTCCAATGACGCTCTGCTGACTCTGGCAAAGAAGTCGGTAATTGACCGGCGCCGGATGCGAAAAGGGTATTGGGAGTTTGGTGACAGCCTAGATCAGGAAGATGCCCGCGACCTCTTCGACCAGATCGACGACCTTCGCGGAGTTGAGTCAATTTCGGTAGGGCACCGGCAGGATGAACTTCTTACCGACTTGTTCGGCCCTGAGTGGTGGCATCTGGTTGACGCGAAAGCCGTCGAGCCCAATCCCGATTGGCACTACCTGTGCCGCATCATCGCAGCGGCTCAGCAGGCTCTGGGCCAGGAGCAGCAGCAGGAGGCAGCATGATCAATCTATTCTGGCGGATCGTCGCCAAACTCCTGGCCCGACTGGCTCATCGCCCGCGCCAAGCTCACCCCATACCAGCACACAATGTCCGCCGACGGGACCGATGCACATGGGTCGTATATGCCTGCACGAGCGAGCCTGAAACGCTTATGCAGACAGAACTGCCAAAATCAATACAGTTCTATCCTAAGCATTCATCATGGCTAACTTGCCATCAAGGTGATCTCGAATTTAAATAGCTTTTGACATCGGAATGCTAATACCCATTTGATAAGCAATTTTCGACGCTTGCGAACCATCCAAATCGTATCCGTACCTCTTAAACAAAGGAACGAGATCTCTATCGGCGGCAACCAAAAGAATACTATCGCAATTAAGTTCCTTCGCCTTCACTTCCAGAGCAGTCATAAAGCTGTCAATCAGGCCCAATCCTTTGTGTGTCTGATGCTGATATTTCCGCTTGTTTTTAGGTAAAAGTTGGTACGGATCTTGAAAATTAACATCAAGCAATATTAAATCATTTGGATACGTCCAGGCGACAATAACCTCTGCACAGGCAGCATCATCAAGACTCTCATCTTCCACATTTATCAATACAGCCAGTATATCTTTTAGAAATGGCCGTTTGAATTTTTTCTCAATAATTTTATAGAGCTGCGGATCCCCCATATGGTTTCCCAACTCCAAAGGATCTACTTTATATAAACTCCTAGTTACAATTTGATGCCAGATGGCCATTCCCATTTGAGAAATGTCGTTGGGTTTGCATTCAATTAAAGTATCTATTTCGCCAAGGCCATATTCCTTAATTGAAGCAGTTGGAAATTTCTTTGCAATAACATCAAAATCGAAAAAACCAGCTAGAGACATGTTGACTCTCCGTAGTCATAAATGCAGGAACCGTTGATGATGCAGCCAAAATAATAACGTTTTTCTAACATAGCAATATGAAGTAGGCATAGCAAGAGCACCTTTATACCCCACCTAGCAGTAACCTCTCCCTCCCCCTTCAAAGTCAGCCGCTATAGCGGCAAGGACGAGCTCGCCCATGGAAACGATAAAACTGATTCAGCCGGTGCCGGTTGTGCGCGATGAAAACGGGATGTTCTGGCACCCGGAACTGCCGCCATTTGATGAAGGTGATGGCGATAAGTGCAAGAAGTGGCTTGCCGAGCAGCGCCTGGCCGTGAAGATGACCAGCATTGAGGACGCGTCGGACGAGATTTCGGAGCGCTACTTCGACTCCCATGATCCGGATTGCAGCTACTGGCATCCGGATAAACCGGAAGGTGAAGGCTGGTTCTGCCTGTCAATCCACGACACCGACGACGGCCCAGTCTGCTGGTGGGCGCGCCGCGAGGTGACGCCATGAGCCGCAGCGGATACAGCGACGATTGCGGCGGATGGGATTTGATCTGCTGGCGGGGCGCCGTTAAGTCGGCGCTGAACGGGAAGCGCGGCCAAGCGTTCCTCATCGAGTTGCGCGATGCAATGGACGCGATGCCGGAAAAGCGACTGGTCACAGACACGCTCGAGGCTGACGGCCATTTCTGCACCCTCGGCGTGCTAGGCGCCAAGCGCGGTCTCGACATGACCCGGATCGACTCTCATTGCCGTGAAAGCGTGTCTCAGGCTTTCGGGATCGCCGAGGCCATGGCTGCGGAGATAGTTTTCGAGAACGACGAGCGCGACGGCGAGTATCAACTGCAAGCAGATGGCCGTTACAAGCTGATCCCGGAAACACCAGAACTGCGCTGGCAGCGGATGCGCAAATGGGTCGACTCCCACATCAAGCAGGTGACGTCATGATCTTCGCCCCGCTCTACATGGCCTACCTGATCTACAGGGGGCCGTGGCGATGAACAACAGGATTGTCTGTCAGTTCAGTTGCGGCGCTGCCTCGGCGGTGGCCACCAAGCTGGCCTTGGCCGAATACGGAGCCACTCACGACGTGCAAATCGTCAATGCATTCCTGGCAAATGAGCATCCCGACAACCGCCGCTTCGCCCTGGACTGCGAAGCGTGGTTCGGCCGCCAGGTGACTGTGCTGCGGGATGAAAAGTACGGCGCTGACGCTCAGGAGGTGTTCCGGCGCGAGCGGTACATGAAGAACCAGTACGGCGCGCCATGCACCAAGCTGCTCAAGCGCAGGCTGCTCGACACCTGGAAGCAGCCAGGTGACGTAATGGTGTTCGGCTATACCGCCGAAGAGGCTGATCGCCTGGCTGACTTCCGCGAGCGCAACCCTGATCGGCCGGTTATTGCACCGCTGATTGATCGCGGCCTGGGCAAGGAAGACTGCAAGGCAATGATCGAGCGCGCCGGTATTGAGCTGCCGCTGATGTACCGCATGGGCTACGACAACGCCAACTGCATCGGCTGCGTGAAGGGTGGCGAAGGTTATTTCCGTGCTATTCGGGAAGACTTTCCGGAGCAATTTGAGGGGCTGTGCCTGATCCAAGACGACTTGGGCGAAGGCTCCTACCTTTTCCGCAACCGAACTACCAACGTGCGGTTTTCCCTGCGCGACCTCGGCGAAGGCCCAGTGCGGCGAAACGAGAAGATCCCGTCCTGCTCGTTTTTTTGCGAGATGGCCGAAGCCGACATCGCAGACAACGCCTAACCACTCCCCCAACTCAACAGCCTGCCGGTGTACGGCGGGCGGAGCTATGCACGTATGGCCAAGCAAGCCGTGAAAGATGTACTCGACGAAATGACCAAGGAGGATCTGGTGGCCTGGATCAAAAGCCACCACTTCTTCTCACGCCCCAAACGAAGCGATGTGCTGTATCTGCGCTGGGAGCGGCAGTCAGCCGAGGTGCTTGAGGAAATGCAGAAGGAAAACCGCGCACTCGACGGAGTGGATTTCAAAGAACGCGACCGACTGGCTATCAGGTTTAACAAATCGAAGGATCCAGAAGAGAAACTGAGGCTGATCAAACTGATAGAGCCCTATGACAAGGCCATGTCAGACCACATCAAGCGGTCTCAGGCCATAGACCGAAAAAGCAAAAGAGTCGATGCCCTCTATGAGCAGATCGACGTGGAGCGCCAGAAAGAAACCGGACGCCGGTCGGCGTAACGCATCACCACCTTCTGCCGCCACGCGCGGCATGGAGCAATACCTCATGGAAACCGAAATCCTCTCTGAAGAGGAGCTGGCCGAGCTCACCGGCTACAAGGCCCGCGCATACCAGCGCCGCTGGCTGATTGATCGCCAGTGGGTGTTTGTCGAAAGCCGCGGTAAGCGCCCGCTGGTGGGGCGGATGTACGCCCGCATGAAGCTGGGCATGATCAGCCCCACCATCGCCGATCCGAACCCGCCACCGGCCACACCGGTATGGACACCTGATTATTCGCGAGTAAATTGATATGCGCCCCCGCAAGACCGAGCACCAGCACCTGCCCCCTCGAATGTACAAGCGATCCCGAAAGCGCAAAAACGGTAGTACGTGGACCGCATATTACTACCGCGACCTGCTCGGCAATGACATACCTCTGGGCAAGGATATCGACAAGGCCAGGCTGAAGTGGGCCGAACTCGAAGCCAAGGAAAAGCCCCTCGACCTGCGCACTATGAAAGGAATCTTCGACCGGTACATTCGTGATGTTGTGCCGAAGAAAGCACCGCGCACGCAGAAGGACAACCTGGCGGAAATCAAGCAGCTCCGGCCGATGTTCGACAGCGCGCCGATTGACTCGATCACGCCAGCGACGATTGCTGGCTACCGAGACGCACGATCGGCAAAGGTCCGGGCGAACCGTGAGATTGCTACCCTCTCCCACATTTTCAACATCGCCCGGGAATGGGGGCTGACGACAAAAGAAAATCCCTGCCAAGGTGTGCGCAAGAATAAGGAGACGCCGAGGGACTATTACGCGAATGACGTGGTTTGGGAGGCGGTTTACAAGAAGGCAGCTCAGGAGCTGAAGGAAGCGATGGACCTGGCCTATCTGACCGGGCAAAGGCCGGCAGATGTGCTGGTTATGCGGAGGGATGATGTTGAAGGCGGATATCTGACTGTTCAGCAGAACAAGACGCACAAGAAGCTGCGCATTCAAATGACGACCGCCGGAGAAGCGAACAGCCTGGGCACTCTGATCGCGGCGATCACAGAGCGGAACGCTGCGCACGTTTCGAGCTACCTGATCATCAACCGGAGCGGTAAGCGGATGACAGCGACGATGCTGAGGAAGCGATGGGACGCGGCGCGGGAAAAGGCAAAACAGGAAGCGCTTGAGCTGGGAGACGAGCTGCTGGCTAAGCGGATCGGTGAATTTCAGTTCCGGGACATTCGGCCAAAGGCAGCGTCGGAAATCAGCGATGTGGGTGACGCCAGCCTGCTGCTCGGGCACACAAAAGGCGACATTACCGAGCGAGTTTATCGTCGCGTGGGCGCCATCGCCAAACCATCAAAATAG